AAAAATGAAAAGTTATCTGGTGTATCAATGCTTTGCATGTACCATGATGAGCAGCAAACAGAAGATCTTAAAGAGAATGTGAAGTTTAAGTTGTTTCCAACAAAGGAAGACGCCATGTCTTGGAAAAGTCATGTTGAGAAAACTTCTAATAAGCTACTATCGGATGTAGGTCATAAAGGAGATAAATATTTTGTGGCTTACTGTAGGTCTGGAGAACTAGCGGCTTTAAGTTGTAAGTATGCGAGTCAATATTATAACCTAAATGTAGAATTAAGTGGTGGTTATATGATAGGTCAGAACTGGGCGGATTGTCACTAAGTAATGAAACCCTCTCTCAATTAGGAGAGAGGGTTTAAGTTATTGAGAATTATTATCATTTATGGTATAATAACTATATAGCAAAAAGAGGTTATTATGTCAATATTAATGGTAGATAATAAAAATAAATCAGGCATCTATACTATAACTAACCCATTCAACAATAAGGTTTACGTAGGTAAGACTAAATGTTTCTGGAAAAGGTATCACAACTACAAGTATGATTTCAAACACCTCAGAGACAGGAGTATAAACCAATATCTTATGAACTCTTTCCTCAAGTATGGTTTTGAGAATTTTAGGTTTGAAGTTAAAGAATTCTGCGATCTGGAAGTTTGTGGTGAAAGGGAGTTGTACTGGATGGATACCCTTAATACCTGTAACAAAGAATATGGTTATAATCTTAGAAGGGATACAAGCACGGGGATGGTGGTTAGCGAAGTAACATCTAAGAAAATATCTGAGAGGTTGAAGAAAGAGTGGGCTGAAGGTAAAAGAGACTCCCACTCTGAAAAGTTAAAAGAATCTTGGAAAAGTCGAGATAAGAAGGCTCAAGGGGAAATCTTTTCTAAACTAAAAACTAAATACTTCTACAATATCGAATACCCAGATGGTACTATATTGAAAGAAATATTATACCAAGAGTTAGTTAGTCTCGGTTTGAAAAATGTAACAGCTACTTTCCACACTAAGAAAAAGGATAAGGTAGCCTTCAAAGGCTTCATTATAGAGAGGGTAAGATATGATCAATAAAGCCACCCTTCTCCGCTATCTACCTCGCGGAGCAACATACACTGTTCTCAACCATAATCTTCTCATCAAAGTAGGTGATTCTTGGGAAGAAGGCTGCTTATATCAAAATGTAGATTCCTCTTCAAAACTCTTCGTTCGTCCATACAAAGCCTTCAACATGGATAAATGGGAAATCCTTGAGCAAGAATCATCTCTTCCACAAGAATGACTTTCCAAAAGTTTAATCTTCTTGTTGACAACATATCTTTCAAGTCATATAATCCTCTTAAATGTTATGTTTAAGAGGATTAATTTTATGTTCACATACAAAATTGTTAATGAAGACGTAAGCGTTAAAAATGGTGATTACTATTTTCAAATCGAGACAACTTTCACAGTTTTTGGATGCGAAGTTTATAAAAGCCTAAAGGATGTAAGATGTTACAGACATCCAGCAGTAGGTTATCTTCTTACAGATTTGAAAACTGGTAAGAATAGCTTTTTCAATCTTTACAGTCGTGAAATTGCAATTGAAGCACAATTAAATAAGTTAGGTTTTAGTACAAAATAACCCTTGACACCAAATACCCTTATGATAATATGTACTCAGATTTAAGATGGATTGATTAGGAGAATGATTATGACTATTGAACAAGACCTATTGAAATGTGGTTTCAACCATTGTGAAATGTATGGAACAAAAGAACTTTATGAAAATTGTGATAAATTTTATCAGCTAATAGTTTGGTCACATGATTGTGACAAGAAATTATACTTTATCAATTGTCATCTTTACGATTACAAAGATTTCCCACAAGCACCTGATTCTTTGAAAGAAGATTTGCAAGCTATGTTTAAAGTGCAATTTTCTTTTGGTGAAAATGATGTTTTCAATGTGGATTATTCTACACAAAATGTTGAAGATGCTTTACAATTCTTTGAGAAGATGTATACTTCTATGAATTGCACAGATTATTACGATTAATGAGAATGATTATGACTAAAGGTTTGTTTCTTGATGATGAACGTAATCCCTCTGATGTAAAGTGGAGTCTTCTAGGAAGCGCTGACTCTTATCCAGAAGGTATTGATTGGAAAGTTGTTCGTAATGTACCAGATTTCATTGACGAGATGGAAAAAGACATTTATGATTACTACAGCTTTGATCATGACCTACAAGATTTCTGGATGCAACCAAAAGGTACTCTTATTGCACAAACAGCTTTCGGTGATGTGTACTCTGAGGAAGATGAACAAGGTGAACGCACAGGTTATCATGCAGCTACTTATCTTAAAGATTACCTGACGTTGTATTTGAAATTTCACCCAATGAAAGGCTACTTTGTGCATAGTAAGAATCCTATCGGTGCAGAAAAGATTCATAATTTGTTGAAAGGCTTAACCTAATGCAAACCGTAGCCCACATAACAGCATCCTTTGCACAAATTGAATATCTTGTCAAAATTATGAGTGTCCCAAGGAGTTGTGGTTTGCAGATTCATAGTATTCTTGGCAAGAAAGATACCTTTGCACTTGTGTGCAAAAGACATCAACCTTTGTGCAAGAGTATATTGCTTTCAAGCATGAAGTTTGCTAATATTGACAAAAGTAACGTAGAGTCTATTTAAGGAGAAAATATGAAAATTAGATCAAAAGTAGATTATTTTGACATCAAGAATGGTGATGTTGTAGAAGTAGTTGAGTTTGTTGAAGCACATACTGAGTCACGCAAAGATGGTAACGATATTGTGCAACGTACAGATATCTACAAAGTTGTACCTGATGGATCAACAAAAATTCACTATTTACTAAGTGTAGAAGTAGAAGAAATTTAACCATTGACACAACAAAACTTTCATGGCAAAATAAGAAATTCCGTAGCACATTTCGTTGTAGAGATACAATATTTTGGAGGAGAGACCAATTAAATAAACTCAGAACTGTATTGTTCTTTAAACGTTAATCACTTGTCTTGTAAAAGACGTTCAATAAAAGGAAACAAAACTATATGACATTTTCAATGAAACCGCAAATCCCTGTACAAACTGGTCAATCTTCAAGTCAAGTTCCAGATGAAGCATGGGCAGCGTGGAATGAATACTACTGGTCACTTTTTGATGGTAAGGAAGTCCAAGCCACTAAAGCTGATGGGGAGATTCGTGAAGGTATTATGCAGAAGCGCAAGAAATATGTTGCTATCTGTAAAGGTATTGCAGACTTAGGTTTGCAACCACAACAAGATGCTTCTTATGAATGGAAGGGTGTTGCTGGTAAAGGTGACCAACTTTCTGATGAAGAGAAAGCTCATGTTGAAAAATATCCAGATAACTACTTTAAAGATGTTGATGGTAAACGTATGCAATTCAAACCAGAACGCCCAACTCAAGAGTTTGCACTATACTTTGACATCCCAAAAGTAGAAATCGATTGGACTAAGCACCCTCTTGAAGCACTACATCATCTTGGAGTTAAACCTCTTCGTGTTTGTTTCAATGGTTATGTTAAGATTGATTCTATGGGTATCGAGGATATGCGTAAGCACCTTCGCTTCAATCCTAATTTCCGTACAGGTAAACTTTCACCAAATAGTCCATTGATGAAGATGGCTAACTCTCTAAATATTGCTGATGAGTATTCAAAAGAATATGATATCGGTGTATTTGCTAACCAAGCTTGTAATGTAACATTGGTTGCTGAGAAAGGTGAACGTTTCTTCAATGAAATTATTGTTGAACATTCGGAAATTTCTGATGTAGAAGTTGGTGATAATGTAATCAAACGTGAAGATCAGATTCCAGAATGTCACAGTGACTTCTATGGTGTACTTCTAAATGGTGGTGATTATTCTGATGACATTGTATCTTGGGTAAGTCACCGCAAGGAATTGATGTGTGTGCTTCCTCGTGCAAAAGCTTTCCAACCTAATGCTGTTAAAGCTCCTGACTTCTGGTTGGGTTGTAATTGGGAAGATTCTGATTTGAAGAAAGCTCTTGATGCTAAGGGTGCAAATATTGCGCAAACACCCTCCAATCCTCAACAGGAAGCTCGTGGTGAAGAGAAACCTTCTCAGGCAAGCAAACCTGTGCAGAAAGAGGAAAAACCTTCTGAGAGTGATTCTAGTTCGTTTGAAGATGATGATTGGTCAGACAGTATTCCCTTTTAATCAGAATACCTTCCTCACGGAAAAATGTTATTGCATGTGATGTAATATTTGTGGAAGAATAAAATTTGGATATTATGAAGCCCACCTTTCGGTGGGCTTTTTGTTCAATGTTAACAGTATGCATCGTCCTACTTATCCCTCCAATAAGTTCGATACTAGATTCGATGCGATGGCAAAGGCAATGGAAGAAGGTAAGATGACACTGCAACAGGTCATTGCGCGTTGCCAGAAAACTGGCGATTTAACTGAGGAACAACTCAAGCGCCTGTCAGACGCTGCCCCACTAGAGGTCGAATCAGAATCCGATCCTGAACCTAGCGAGCCTAATCAGGTTAGTGAGTTTTAGGTAAAGAAAAGCCACCATTTCGGTGGCTTAATTTTAGTTTTTGGGAATATTAAATTTGCTGAAATTAATTAAACCAAGGGAAATCAGTTATCACCAGCACTATCATCAAATCGTGCTTTGCTTTCTAATATCCCGTCGATGACGCCTTGTGGGTCTTCGCAGTTTCTGACAAGTGAGCGTAAGAACTCAAGTTCTGTGCTAGTGTGCCTGACACCATCAAAATAATAACTAAACTGATTCTGCATTTTCGTAACCTCTCGCGAATAAAACATTATTGATTAAATTGTAAGCGTTTGCGTGCATGGCGTAACCAATATAACTGAACAGTATCGGATTTATATCGGAAATCTCAACATCAAGAATCAAGACACGAAAGCGGAGCGAAACCCGATGTTGCCGTTCGTGTTCGAACGCGGACCGTTGCAGTTCAGCGCCGCGGGGCCAGCACCGGACGTGCTGACCCAGCTGCCACCGCGGAACGGGAAGCGCTCACCGTCAAGATTCCAGTAAAATAGACCGCTTAGCACGCTAGTGCAAGCAATCGGCTCAATCATTAATCTTTGCAAGCGCTCGTTGCCTGCATAACCCGACGCTTTTGTCATGCTACCCCAAACTTGGTTGCCTGAGTTTAACGTCGATGGCGCCACGTTGGTAAATTGACCTGTCTCACTAATATACACACCTGTTGCAGACCATTCCGACTCTGGCTGTCCTGTGTACTCAGCAACGATGAACTGGGCATCAACCATCTTCATACCATCAACCCATTCCCATACGTTCCCCACAAAGTCCATAACGCCAAATGGTGTTCCGTCATGACTCCATTCCATGGGGCCACTTCCTGTCAACGTATATGCTGCCCCGCTTCTGTCGTTTGGCACTCTTCCATCCGCTCTTCTTCCAAATTCGTCAAGATTAGAATGAGATCGGCCATATTCAGTATTGCCTCTTGGTTGGAATCCGCCAGCCAACATGTTCCAGCACAGCATTGCCCAAATTTCTTGGCTGATCATGACTGAATTTGAGTTTAGCTCTTCGCTTCTGGCCCTTGCATTGTTCGCATTGATACTAGTCCACGGAGTTTTCCCAGCCTGTGATACTGCTTTACCCCCGCTATTGCTTGCCTCATAAACAGGAACATCAACGTACGGCCTTAACGTCAAATCTTGTCGAATGAAACAATCAAGCGGTCCTGTGAACGGGCAATCTGTAATGTTCAGATCTTCAAATGTGTGGATTGGAATTCTGCGAACAATTTGTGAATTACCAAAATCATCTTTAAGCTGCACCCATTTACCGCCAGAGATCATTGTGAATGCGCTTGTCGCAGATTCTTGCCCTAACCAGCCTGGTTCGATTTCCCCTTTTGAGTTCGCGAGTGGGATTTTGCCAGGCTCCGGCGTTATGGTTGCGGTGCCTCCTGTAACTACAGCAACAGCATTATCCGCTGCTGTTTGCGCAGTTGCTGCCGCAGATGTTGCAGATTGCGCTGAAATATTTGCATTATACTCACTTAAGGCTGCATTCTGTTCGGAATTACTTGCTGCAATCTCACTATTATTGGCTGCAATCTCACTCTGTTGTGCGGCAACACTACTATTATACGCACTAACAACCATATCTTCAATTGGTAAATCTAGTGACCTCCACTGAGGATTACCTTCTGGGGCTGTTCCCATAGGGATGGGATTCGATGTAGTTGCTAAGGGTGCATGATATAATTTACCATTGAATTCACGTAGTTGATTGAATACAGTTTCATCTTGACCTACTGTCCAAGGTAGAGTGCTTTGTGTGAAGTAAAAACTATCAACTAATGATTTTCTTAGGGTAGGGACGGTATCTCCATTAGGTAGAATTACACTCTCTGTAGCTTCACCATTTATTACCTCATGTAAAGCATTTGAATCTGGGACAACTAACCCTACTGCTTCATTTAGATTTGTAGCTGGATATGTCATAATATCTCCAATCAAATTATAAAAATTAAAGTTAAATAACTTATTACTGCTGTCAAAATATATTTTCTAAGATTAATCTTATCCATTTTAAAAGGATGATACCCAACTTCTTTAGAGAAAATTACAAAAAGTAGTGTAGATATAAAAGCGTCATCCAAGTAAAAATAATAATCACCAATAAAACTTATATAAGTAGAGGGATATAATAATAAAAGTAATTCTGTAATCTTGAAAATAGTTATAGATATAATCTCTATGATACTAAAGAATCTCTTATTCACATCAAAGAGTGTAAACGACACTGAAATAATAAACACAGTAGTTATAAAGATGTACTCTTCTACATTAAATATTTTAGAAAAGGTAATATAACACAGATACAGAATGATACTTAATAGTAAGAGTCTCACCTTAAAGGTATACTTTGACAACAGTAATAATGTTATGCAGAATAGGATATAAAAGTAACTCATCGTTGTCGAGAATTGATAATTAAATCTTTAATATCTTTGAACTCATCTTTAAGTTCTTTCATATCATCTTTAAGATCACTTTTAAGATTATTAATCTGTGACTCAACGACATGTTGCATTTTAGTCATTTCTTTCATCATTTCTTCTCTATCAATTTTCTCTGCTTTCATAACAGCGATTTTTGTTTCGTGTTCAGAAATGTTTTTTTGTTGCTCAACGTCAGACCTTTTCAAGTCCTTAATATCTTCGTGTAGGTTATCTTGTACATCTTTATTTCGATTTAGCTCTCTTCTTATTAAGAATCCCATAATCGATACAAATATACCTAAGCCACCTGTAATTAAGAACCAACCTATTTTCATTGTACTGATTACTTCTGGCATGATTCTACCTTTTTTTTTTATTATTATGCACTATAAGGGCTAGTTGGTCTAACATCAGAGTTGACTACTGGGATATTATCTACCAAAGTGGTGTAATTTCTTAATGCGATAGCGTAATCTTTCCAATCTTGCTCTGTATAAGATTGTCTTTCTGTATCACCAGTCCAATGATACATAAGTTCAACATCTGTTTTAGATAATTGTTCTTTTACCCAAGTGTATTCAACTATAGGGGTATTATCTACCAACGGTTCTTCTTTCTCTAAGAATTTTCCATCAATGTAGGATAGATTATGAATATTAAAATTTTCGTCACTTTCTTTAAAGAATTCTTCTCTAGAGGATAAATCTTCTTTATCAGGTGTGTTTGAACATTTACCAATACACTTATTATTTTTGTTAAATATATAAAACATTATTTAACCCCTATGATCATATAGTTTACTGTGGAACGTAAATATACAAAACCTGTACCTGTATGATTTACTATTAATTTTGCATTGACAACCCTTCCTGTTGTGTAACATTGAGATTTTAAATGAATAAAATTCCCGCTTTCGGGGATATCCCATCCACCATTAAACTCATTTATATCATGAAAAGAGATCATCCATTTACATTGTCCTTCAGTATATCCTGCTGGAAGGGGTATTGTTGCTCCATCAGAAATAATCCCTGTCAGAATAGAGATATTATTTGAATCTAATGTTAGTGCATGTGCATGTGAGTCTGCTGTAACACTGTTTGAACTTCCCGCACCTGTCGTAGATGGTGTACCCATATCAACTGTTACATCTGCTGATAAGTTACCCCCTGTTACAAGTCCATTTCCTGCAAGAATTTGTCTTAATGTACGAACAACAGTATCATCAACAGATAATGTCTGTCCTTCTCCAATAGACCCTACATCAGAATCAAGCCCGTCCCCAGCAATAATTTGAGAATCAGCTACATCTTTCTGATATTGTAACCACTTGCCAAAATTATCCAGAATGTAATTTAAGTCTTCTGCAGGTACAATTTCATTGGCATCATAACCTGTTGTTAAAATAGCATTAGGTGGTAAAAGTTTGTTTGACAATCCTGTACTTGGTAGCGTCGTATCATTTTCCGCAACCCTTACGATAGGGTCAGTAGGCTGTGTAGCCATTATCTACCTCTCTCATTATTTATAATTGTAACTGCTGCAAAGTTTTGGTCAGAATTTGGGTCTGTTCTTGTACCCAATGAACCCATTTTTGATGAAGTTATACTTGGTGCTAATCGACTTCCTACACCAAAAGGTTTTCTGATTACATTAGTTTTCAAAAACACTAGATTAGTATTAATAGGAAATAATCCCTCTAAATCAACTTTAACCTTTGTTAAATCTAGACAATCTGTTGATACAGCAACCTGAAGATAATTATTTGGTCCTTTGTAAATATTTAAATATCCACCATCACCCGCAATAACTTGCAACAATCTAACTACTTCTGAACGAGTTCCTTCTGAGTCTTGTCTTAATGAAAATAGTTTAATAGCTGCTTTCATTTCTTCATCATTTTTACCTTGACGATCAATAAAGAATCTTGAAGCAATACTATCTACCATATCACCCTCAGCATTATCTAAAAGTCTTTGATAAGCCATTGCAATAGTTTGACGTTGAGCTAAATCAAAACGGTCACTGATTACAACCAGAAGTTTTACAAGGTTATCTAACCTCTGGTCATAAGGTAAATCATTGAAAGCGTCTTCTGTGTAGGTTAAATCGAAAACAACTCTATTACTGTCGTTCATATTATAAAACCCTCACAAAAGTAATATTATCTTCAATTAAATCTGGAAGTTCTGTAATATCTGGTGTGTAGTTTGCAGAGGAGTAAGAACTATCTGGGTCTTCAAGTTTCTTAATTTCTACTAATAGTGTTGAAAACCTATTGCTTGCAACAGCATTACTTACAGAAGATAATAGTGAGAAGTTGAATATCTGACGACCAAGACCCCATTCTTCAGAAGTATCCAGCAGCTTTGAAATAGCTTGCGAAGTTTCAGTATCTGTCAAAGCTGTACCATTCACAGTGGAATAGGTTACTCTAATACTCATTTGTTGGGATGTACCACGACTGAAACGAATTGTTTCCGTAGACTCATCTTCTGTATCAACTTGGTAACTTTCTGTACCTATATATTGATTGTTTATAGGTTGAGTTCTATAAAGCTCTTGTGCAATATCTGCTGTTGCACCGCCGATGATGATAGGTGTTACTTCAACAATACCATCTACGACTTCTTTCTGGATCAATGCACGTTGAACACCCTCTACGTTTGTCAACAATCCTGCAATAATAGCAGCACGGGTTGAACTACGTGGTGAGTCTGTTACAGTACGTGCACGTTCAATAAAGGCAGCATCTGTTTCAACATCTGTACCATCTGAGAACTGAGTTAAGTTTGTAACACTAACATATCCATCTGGAAGTGGTGTCATTGTTGCAATCTCACCTACACCTAGAGGGTTAAAGCCTGTAGTAGTTGCTGTTACTTCAATTAAAGCATAACGATTACCCAGTGTTGGTGTTGATAAAAATTCAACATCTTGCTGCAATCCACGCAATTCATAAGCTTCATCAAATCCCCAATATAGAACTAAATTGGTTGAGTCAATGTAACTATTTGTCTCAGAAGGGTTAACTAAATCAAGAGCATTCTTTACACTTGTTAAGAAGTTTAATCGTGAAGTGTTATCTGCAGCCGCAAGGGTGTGACTTGAAGTAAATACTTCATCTGTATCATTATTGGTGATTGTCAGATTGTAAGTATTAAGACTTGTCAAAGCACCATTGATACGATAAGCTGTAACTCTTGATGAAATTAGTTGTGACGTAGATGTTGCATAAGCAATACCATTTTCACCATTAAAAATTGTACCTGCGATAACTTCTGTGGTGTTAAGTGCTGTACGATCCACTTGAACAACAGCATCACCAACACCAGCAGTTGCAGCTTTACGGAACACACCATTTAGTGCAAAAAGTTCATCTAGGAAGATTGACTCTGCACCATTGAGTGTCCATACGTGGTATACTTGCTTAATTGCTTGCCAAACTTTAGTTTCTCGATCAGCAATAAGTTTAATCAATTGACCAAGATGTTCATTATCTTCTATGGACAGTCTTGGGTTATTATATGCATTTTGTAGACCTGTTTGATATTCCAATATGTTTTGTGTTAAACTATTGACATCAAACCCTGTCGTGGTAAGACCATTAGACATTATTAAATTCCTCTTACTCAATAAACTATTTTAACACAATATTCAATAAAATCATAGAGAAAATTAATTAACCCAAGTGTTCCACCAAGTTGATGAACCATAGTCTGGAAGTTCATAATTCAAATGATAATGCAATGTATTAATTGACTCTAAACTTGCTGTTTCAGGGTCTAGGCTACAGATAACAAAATCTTCAAATGAACGTGGCTCTGGGTAAGTATTTAATTTTGTCTGAGGGTTTGCGATTGGAATTTCAATAGTTTCATTATCACAATAAACTTCAACAGTTAAGGCTAAGATCCTGTTGCTTCTATCAAATTCTGTGACAACACTTGTTACTGCTGTTATGTCATCAATATTATCTAAAATAACACGCTTGATTTCAGAATTAATTTCTGACTCAGTAAGATTACCAACAAGCAATCTTTGTTTATAAGGAGTTCCAAACTCTAAATTGAAACTCCATTCACCAAGCCAAGTTGTTAAAAGAATTCTAACTTGTTGTGTTAAACTTTCTTGTCGTGTTTGTGTCCAACGGAAATCACCCTTCTCATCAAATACAATATCGTTGACTCCAGTTGGGTCTGTATAAATATCAATTCCTGCCATTATACTGGTGCTCCTGAATTTCCTGTGACATCTGTAGTCCCTGCAACGTAAGTACCATCAGAGTGAATATGTTGATCCATCTCTTTTCCAGCAACAGTAAGTGATGTTTGTGCAGTAACAGTAGGGCCAGTAATAGAACTTGGGAAAGTAACACTACCATCAGGATTAATAATAAATCCATTGATATTTACTGTACCATCAGCAGTCATTGAGAATGTACCACCTCCATTTGTAATACTATTACTCCCATCTGGATTAGCTTTAATAGTTACATTTTCATTCTTAACAGTAATTTCCCCCGATTCTTTTAATGATACCGAGGACACCCCATCTTCAAGAACTGTTGCATCTGAGGGAATAGACCTGTTTGAGCTAGCTGTGAATATTTCAGGGAAAAATCCGATTGGTGTCAATGACCCATCGAAACCTTGTCCCGCATATTCTCCAGAGTTAACAATTTTAGTACCGTCAGAGTTCCTGTAAATGCCTGTATCACGTTCTGCAAAATAAAGGATACCTACATCACCTACTGTTACTGGTGTTGTAAGACGAGCTTTACCGCGCTTAGATGAGATATACATAATAGGAACTTCATCTACAGGTAGTAATTCAACCTCTTCACCAGAACCGACTTCAATCATTGTTCTAATAAGAGGTTGTACTGTTACAAAGCCTTTTTCATAATCTACTTCTAAAACTTTTGCAGGTAGTTGTGTGTGAAAATCACGACTTGCAATCTTCATATATTGGTTGAATAATTGCACCAATCCTACCCTTGATGGAGCAGGAGTTTCACCTGTAATATTATTGTACTTCACTCTACTATTTCTCCATCAGTCTCTACAGCAATTACAGCACAAGTCCAATCATTACCTTCATAGTTACCAGAAAATGAAACTTCAGTAATTTTATAAGCTCCATCAAAATCACCATCTTTCACATAAACTGTTTCATTTGGTGCAAGGTTTCCATCTAACAGACAGTTGAATGAAATACCTTTAGTTTGTGATGTTGTGGTAGTGGCTGTATTATTTGTACCATTGCTATAACTATTCACTCTACCAATCAAACCAGAATCTTTTGTAATCATAGAAACTTCTTTCTTGACACGTTTATTCTTTGGTAGAATAGATGCCTTACCTTTATCAATACTATATTGAAATCCAAGGCTATTTAGTTTTGATTGCAAGAGTTTATATGTTGGTCCCATAAAAGTAGTTGGTGATTGTGTTTCACCCTCAATGACTGCCATACGATTAATAGGAACTTTCATATCGTTTGCTAAGTCACGAATTACTGTTTCATAAGGTGTACCTCTGGGCCAACGTCTTACACTTTTTGCATTGGTGATTTGAGTAATACCATCTAATACCAGTAAGGTAGTAATGCGTGTTTCATTAGTTTCCTCGTTTTCTACTTTCTCAATAGTTCCATTAAATATTTCTTTAAGTCCTTGAGCATTATCACCAGCAGAAAGTGTTAAAACCAATTTATTATCTTGGTTTGTAATTAAGTAATCCAACACCTCATCATCTAAGTTGAATAATTTAATAGATGCTTTATTAGCATCTGAGCTTGTTGACGACATCCTAATTTTGAAGATTATATTGTGTTCATTAAACAAATAAGCATTTGCATCATTGCGATCATAATAATCTTCAATTTTAATACTTTGATCAGCTTCATTCTTTAGGGGGATGAACATAGTTTTACTAAGTTTAAGATGTTTCCCTATGACACATTCATATAATATCTCGCGTCTATCTGCCATAGTTACCTCTTATGTAGTTGGTGTATACGTTAATACAAATCTACTTCCTATAGTGTCATAAGAAACCCTTTCAGGCATGTAGATACCATCTGTCAATAAACTTTTCAAAGCAGTAAAGTCTCTAAGCATTAGGACACCTTGTGGACAATCGTCTAGATATCTAAAAGGTGCTAGAATGTCTCTACTTGTTTTTAATGAAGTTGTCAAGAATGGGTCACCTCCAGCAAGAGATAACTCTAAAGTAAATTCATCCGCACTGATTGGTGTTGTAGCAACATTAGTTAACCTTTGGAGATATCGAAGTCTAATGTCATAACTTGTTCCATCTAAGTCAACATTCTTGTAAACTTGGTCTGGTGTTGAAGTGGTTACTATTTCAAAAAACATATTTACTCCTCAACACCAGTTGTCTCAAAGAAATCTGATAGATTATCAGGAAGTGTTACACCTAAATCTTGGGCTTGTTGTGCTACATCTTGACCAAGTAGGAATAATTGACTTGTTCGTTCTTCAGAGGTTTCAGTCTTCTTACTTGTTGTTGGAGAACCATCTAAACTTTTAGAAGTAGATGCATCTGCGATCAAAGTAACACGTTGATAACCAACCCTTCGTGCTTGTTCAAAACTAATATCAAATGTGATAGAATCAAAACCTTCTTCACGAGGTTGGATATTAGTAATATTCATTCTTGAATATTGTCTATTACCTTCGTCGATGAATAAGTCTGTATTGCTATTCCACCAACTATATAGCAAGTTTAAAGCTTCTTTAGGACGCTCATTGAAGTCTGTATATCCAACAAGGTTACCGTCATATTTGATAACTGGAGTAGCTGTAACAGTAGCTGACATAGAAATAGCAATATTCTCTTTAACCATGTGGTTAGTAATATCAGACTTATCACTAATAGTATACTTTGTCATTCGTGAAGCAAATGTTGGTGTAAAACTATGTACTGCATCAAAATAAAAGGAGGAGAAATCCCCTCCTCCAGTGTAGTTTGATTGAGTTGTAATATAAATAGGATCAGCCATTATTTAATACTCCCAGAAGAAAGATTCATTGCTGCACCTTCTAGCATATCACCATTACTCTTCTCAACTTTAGCTTCGATTACATCATCCAATCCATTAGGGTTGACGTTGATGTCAATTTGCAATTTACCACGCTCTTTAAGCCACTGCATAACATTAGCATTACGTTCATTAGTTGTAGAAAGTCTATCATATAAACTCGTACCACCTTCATAACCAGAGAGAAGTACACCTAATGGTCCAAGTAGCTTACCAGATTGTCTTAATGCACCTCTTGCTGCAGTTGATACTACACCTCTTGTGCCAGTGCTTGCTGCTGTTGTTGCAGCCGTAGTTGGTGCTTTTCCTGTTAAAGTTTTCATTGCATCTGCTGCACGTTTTGCAACTTTATAAGCAGTAGCTAAAGCTTTTACAGATTTAACTAATACCCACACACCTGCGGCGGCTCCAATCACTGTTCCTGTCCAAGTGAGAAGTGATTTAGTGGATTCATCACTTAACCCTGTTACATCTGAGATCCAATAAGCTAAATCTGTTAATGCAGCTACTGGTAAACGAATAATGGTTGTTAACCCTAATAGAGCACCACCAAGTACAGTACCTGTAAAGTATGCAGCATTACCAGACTCTTTAGACAGATCGTTGAAGCTATCTAATGCAAACATTACAGAAGGTTTCATCCCATCAAACATTTGCTTTTGTAATTCCACAAGTTGGTTACTTGCCCTACCAACTGCAGGTGATAAATTCTCTCGCAATGCTTTTGCTAATTCGTCATTGTTGTTAGCAAGTTCACTCATTGCTTTACCAAAGTATGGTAAAACTGTACCAGAGATTAACTTACCTTGTTCCATTAATTTAAACAATGCAGCTTCACGTTCTTGAGCTGTCTTACTTCCGTCAATCAATCCAGCATCTACAGCAGCTTTTGCCATAGCACGCATTGCGAACGGAACTCTCTCCATATCTTCAATTAAAGACGCAACTCTTTAACCAGCTTTCTTTATGTTTATCAACATTAAGTAGCATCTCTATGTCACCATAGAAGTTGAGACTATATCTTCTATCTTTCGATAGCCCACCGTTTGGAGTATCATAAGCTTATACTCTACTCGCTTACATTCATCAGCGATAGTCGTTCGGCATGTTAAGAATAATTCTTAATTTAGCACAGGATTGTCTTCAATAAGAGTTCCCCTGTTTAGATGGGTTTATACTGAGCAAGAGACTGTTTTACCCAGTTGTTGTGTTCATTGTGTTCAATAATAATCGCTACTTATTATCCGCACCATTACGTGCTGCTATAGGCTTTCCCTATATGTTCGGACTATATCTTCACCTTCACCATTATGTGTTAAGGGCGGTATTTAGAATGTCAATCGCTTACATTCACTTAGTCTCTGAGCCTTAATCTACTTGAGATTATTGGCTGCGGATTACCCAATCTTGATAACTTTTTACTCTACCAAACACATTACTGTTTGCCCTTAACTATGTCACCATGCTAAGTTAGTATTATCAAGCTCTAAGTGGCTTCCCGCATTAACTCCGATTTATCAATTACATTTCTGTAAAAGGAGCCAGCACATTTTAAAATTACTAATAAAATCAATAACCTAGCTCGTCTGCTTGTATTTTACCTTTCAATGTGTTCAACTAAGTTCGTTAAGCTTAGCCAGCAGCTTTACCTGCGTCTCTATGTCTCCATAGAAGTTCAGACTATATCCTCTGTACAATGTACAGCTTCCTGTTTCGAGTCACTTGACCCTACTTGGCTACACTCATCACCAATAGTCGTTGCACGATCTCAATATTATTGAGCTTCGCTCAGGATTGTCCTCATCTTAAAATGTTAGGATGTTCCCTGAATTAAGGAAGTTTACCCTGCCCAAAAGTCTAGACAGCATTTGTTTAACAGCAAGAATTGTACCACCTAAGTCTTCCCGACTTAGACCCAATGCAACACCAGCTTCTTGAATACCTGTAAAGGTAGCTTTAAGGTCATCCATTGTCATCTTGTCGCCAGCAGCAGCAATCATAGATGAGAAACCCTTACTTGCTTCCATGATTGGAGAACCTAAGCGCATAGCTTCTGAACGTACCCAAGCCATATTCTCTGCTGCTGCTTTAGAATCAGTTGATACAACTTTGAAACTCTTCTGCATAGATTCCATTTGCATACCGATGTTCAAAGAAGAACTAATTCCTGCTGTTAAAGCATAAGCACTACCGAGTGTTCCAACCATCTGCATTACGGAAGAGTTCATACGCTGTTGGAATACATTACGCTTTTCTACTTCACGTGTTAATCTACGATTCTGTGCAAGAGTATCAGAGATTGCTGCACGTTCTTTTCTCATTAGATAAATAAGCTGTTCTTGAGTTTTAGCTTGCATGAGTTTCTGTTTAAGAACTGCTTTCTCTTCATCACTCATCTGCCTGATTGCACGATTAGATACCATGAAATTTCTAATAGACTTTTCTTGTAAAGCATTAAATTTTTCTTGGTCACGTTGCATTCTTACATGAGAATCATGAAGTGGTGATTTAGCTTTGTTTTCTGAGCGTAGTATATCAGCAAACATAGTCTGAGAAGCTTTGTTAGTGCCGTCAGATATTAAACCACCTACTGCTTGCTTCCTACGTGCATTCTGTTCCATTTGAACACGTTGTTCTTGTTTTTTAGCTAATTTGTCTTCAATTTTTAATTGGTCAGCAAGCAGGGTGTTAGATGCTTTTTGGAACTTAGTTTTATCTTCATAAGGTTTAGTTATTCTTGAACCAGAACCTCTTTTACTTGTACCTAAACCTCCAACATCTACTTGAAGTTTTAACATTTTAGCAACTTCAGATCTGAAGTTTTGTATCTGTTTACGAGTCCTTTTCAAACTTCGTTGATCAAGCTTTAACTTAACCAAGTTTGTATACTGACTCCTTACACGTTCTGTCATAGATCACATCTCCTGAGCGGATACATAAAACCGCAACGAATGAAACATTCGTCCGGTTACCTACGGTATTATCAGGTATAACTTAATAAATTAAGGATTACATACCCTACTCCGTAGAGATTATAGAGAAGCTTGTATCTGTCCACTCTTTGTTTACTATTTGTTTGCTAAACGCAAACCATCTTTAAGAATATTCTTAGAAGCATTTAAATCTCTGTCAACAAGTTGACCACAATTATCACATTTCCAAGAAGATTCACCTAGCTTAAGATTATCATTCTTATAACCACATTCGTAGTGAATCTTACTTGAAGGGTAGTATCTATCTACGAAGTAGATGTCAACACCCCTTAAGAAAGATTTATATTCTAGTTGCCTACGCAACTCATACATACCTACATCTAGTACCAATCTGTTTAACTTTTTGTTCTTACCTCTCGTCATTGACGAAACAGATAAATCTTCTAAACAGATTGTTTTGTACTTAGATGTGATTGTATGACTCACATTGTGAAGCAACGCTTCACGTTGTTTACGTATTCTAAAGTGAAGTTTACTAATCGAAAGCTTGGCTTTCGCATACCGATTAGATCCTTTCTTTTTCTTAGATAACTTCTTTTGAAGTTTAACTAACTTCTCTAAACTTAAAGATAGTTTGTTACTCTTTTGGAACCCAGTTCCATCAGAAAGTATAGCTAAATCTTTAATACCTAAGTCAATTCCAACTTCTCCGCTTTGCGGAAAGTCCCCTTTATAATTAGAACAACCTTCGACTAAGATAGAAGCCCACCACTTATCGTTATGGTAAGATATAGTGACTTGTTTAGGAACACCATCGAAACGCAGTTTCTCACGTAATTTTAGAGGTTTACTATCTTTACCTCTATTGAACTTCTCTAAATAAAGGTTTCTTCCCTCTACTTTAAACTTCTTACTTTCTCTGATAGAGAAAGAATCTTTAGCTCCACGTTTCTTGAATCTTGGATAACCACTTAGCTTCTTAAAGAAACGCTTATATGAGTTTTCTAAGTCATTAATAGATTCTTGGAGGATAGCCTGACTTACGTCAGAATACCACTCATTCTCTACACGTAACGTGTTATAGAGATATTCTCTAGCTGTTTTCTTAGAAAACTTAACTCCTTCTTTAGAGAAATTATCTAACATACTATTGAAACAATGTCGTGTTGTTCCAACCCATTGTAGTAGTTTCTCATGTTGCTCTTTAGAAGGCCGTAATTCGACCTTATGTGCTAATAACATTACGACCCCCTTTTAAGTTAATTTAATTCTCCAATTATTATAACCTACATTTTCATAGAAAGTAAGTATTATTTTATTAAATGTTGTATCTATTGCTTGGCTTTAAATCAGTTAGAGTTACTTGTTTTTATTTTCTAATTCAGAATCCTTGTGCATAGCTTCTTCAAATTTAATCTTGATAAGCATTTGTTCAAATAGCCAGAATAATTCATCCAAGCAAAGTTTATCTATTGACTCAACTGTTTCATTTAGAAACTCACAAGTAAGGATCTGGCTTCGAATAGTATAAATCCAATGACTGTTGTCATGTTGTTCAAGCAGCTTTTCCAGAGCATATCTATTACGATTTTTTACTCGTTTGTTGAGTTCTGTTTGTCTTGAGTTTCCGTTAGATAAATCAGACTCGGTGTTGAGCAGATAGTTTGGGAAAGCTGCATAAGAAAATTTACAGCAGATACCTTAACAAAAAGTGCCCAAATATCTAAAGGTGATTCTACATCATCCTCTAAATCAATAGGTTTATTTGAACCTTTCATAAACACATGGTCTAAATGAGTTTTAACATAGTTTTCAAAATCAATGTTTTGTAGATTTTCTAAGAATTGAAGTGCATACAATCCTGAACCGCCCATGTCATCCATAAGGTCTAATTCATCACGAGCTTCTTGTTCTGTTTGATTAGCAAGAACTTGACCATACCAAATATTCATAAATTCTGGTAAACGTGCTAATGTGTCAAGGTGCTTCCATTTTCGGATAATATATTTATTACCACTGACCTCAAACTCTACTTCATTTTTCTTAATTTGTTCTTCTTTCTTAGTTTGCTTATCCGCATACTTATCCAAAATTTGCTGAGCAGCATTTGGTTTTTGTTTACGGTTATCGTATCTTTCTGTCATGCCAAGATTCCTTCTTGATTTGATTAAATATTAAGCTATCCTTGAAGAGTGAAAAGGCCACTTCCTTGTGGCGCATGATTACCTATTAACCTTGAGTGATAGCGTTTTCCACAGTACCAGCAAGGTTGAATGCGGCTGCAATAGCAGAAGGAATTGCATTCTGTAGACCAATCACATGTGTACGAGAACCTGCTTCTGCTGCCAATTCAAGATCAGGCATTGTTTCATACCAACCTGTAGTAACAAGTTGTTTATTAATACCATCTACTTTTAGTACAACAGGAAAGTTTGTCAGGTCATCTACTGCTTGAAGTTCATCAAACATTTTATCAATATCTGAACCTGTCAGAACGTTGATTGCAATTGTACCTGTCTTATCACGGTTGCGGTTTACAGTCATATCACCTTTGATACCAACCACTTTAGTAGTATGGTCACCATCACGTGCAATAACTAAACCATCTGGACCCCATGAATCTACTGGAACTGGACCAATAACCAGTGTAATATTATCGGGATCGTAGCTATAAAATTCAGTAGCCATTATTTATCCTCTATTAAGCGTTGTTTGCTTCAAATTGACGGTTAGTTAGTGCATAAGCTTTAACTTGAATACGATCAATACCACTTAGCATTACTACTTCAATGAAACCTTCGTCCCAAATGCGGTTAGCAATATTGGTATCTGTTTGATCTGCACGAGCACCAAAATCAACAATAGGGTTCAAATCAATCACACCAAACTCTGAACGAGTTGTACCTTCTGCAATACGGCCACCACGAATACCAACATTAATTACATCTTTCTGAATGGCATTCTCCATCATACGGGCACCAGCGTCGGAATAAGGAACAGTTAGGCCAAGATTGTTCTTCTTACGTTTAAGATCAAACAACGCTGTCTCAGAAGCATATTTCAGCCACAATGCAAAACGTTGATAATCCAAGAACATACCGCTTGATGCCCAACCACCTTTGAGGTAATATTGACCACGTTGAAGGTTATTAAAACTTACATTACGTCCTGTAAGGGTAATTTTCTCTTGTTCAGTTAGTTTTAGTGCTGGGACACCAGACATTGCTACTAAACCACCCGGATTATAAAGTGTCCATGGGTCAAGATTTGCAAAGTTAGACAACCAAGAACATTCTGGGAAGTAGTTTTTAGCTGCTGGATGATATTGCATATAGGTTTTGTCATATGCGAAACCTTGTAGATCCAATGCTAGGTTAGTTGTTGAACCACTATCTTTAACATCTGCAATATCTGTTGAAGTCAAGAACTGTTGTAGTTCAAGAGTTTCTGTATATGCAGCTACTAGTTTAATATCTGCTTCAGATTTAGATTCAATAACAATGAAACTAACATCGTCATCTTCTGCTATGGAATCACCAATTGCTGAGGTGTAAGAATCTGAAGTTTGTGTAGTAATTGTGGTATGTGGTGTTGTACCTGTGATACTATTCCAACCAAAACTACAAGAGCTTGTGTCAGGAGTAACTACGATAGTTGCACCAGATGCTAGGAAAGTTGGGTCACCACTTCCACCAAATGCTGCTGTCAATGCATTTGCAAGACCTGCTGCAATCAAAGTTGTAGTTGTATCTGTCACTAGAACAGTGTAAGATACTACAGCATCAACACCTGCTACATTAGTGTTTACAGAAATAACATCACCTTCTGCAAGGAGTGTGTTTACTGTAATAGTAATAGTATCTACACCCAAACGACCAATTTTAACTAGGTCAGGTGGAGCAATACCAGAAAGTGATCCTTGTACCATCATGTAAGCAGGTGAGTTTACTGCAAAACCTGCAGAAGTAATAGCCTCTACATCAGAGAAGCTATCAATAGCATTGGTTGTGATATTGTGAGGCACCATACACAGAGGGTATGAGAAACTTTGAGTTTCTGTTGGGGCACCTTCTGTAAATACCTGAACCTCAACCGTATTCTTAAAATAAGTTGCCATTATTATTCCTTTTATTGAATTCAAATAATGTTGTGTTAGAAACACAAAGGAAGTTTGAGCTGATCAAGCTCGGATAGGTGTACACCGTTTCAGAAAATATGAAAGGCATAACTATATTGTAGCATAAAAACTCTTAATTTAAAAGAGAATTATTATCGTCTAAACTAAACCATAGTCCACGTTGAGTCACCACCTCCCGGCAATTCATAGTTAATATGAAAATGTAATGCGTTTATAGAAGCTAATGTTTCTTCTGATAACCCTAAGATTGTGTGGTTGTTTTGAATAATTGATTGGTCAGCTACATTAGACTTTGTAACATATTTAACTTCATCAACATATTCACCATAGTTGTCAACAACTTTGTAAATATAAGTTAATGCCAAACGTAATCTTGCACCAGAACGAGTTTCTTGTGATTCATAAACAGTCACTTTGTTATCAATAACATTACCAATTTCTGTTACACCAACTAAACCATTTGTAGATCCAAAATGCTTGAATTTCAAATATTTATTATTTAACATTGTACGAAGTTTATCTAAGTCATTATTTGCTTTACCAATATAAGCATATAATTCTACAACAACTTTATCTTTGTAAACATAAGTCTCATTCCCAAGCTCATCAATTTCATAGTAAATATGTCGTTGCCCCATCCCACCACTGTAGCTGGTCTGGTTCAGGATATCTAATGAAATAAAATCTGTTGTTGGTATTGAGGAATTAGGTGAATCTGGTACTAATTTCCTATTTGGTAATACTTCCAGAATGAAATATCCAAGTTTATCAATAGCAAATTGCTTTGCTGCGGATTGTTCTAATACTTCACTAATACCTGCCATTATGCTGTCCACCCTGCAATCCAATCACCAGCTTTTAATTTAGCCAGTGTGTTCATATCTGCTGCTGTTGCAATAACCTTAGCTTCTGGATAATAACCTACTTCAACTGTGTAATCTCTTACAATCATTGCTTCAATGTGATTAATTACCCCATTGTTCCACACTTTTACTTCTACAACATTATAATATCCACCTACATTAGGTGGAATGAAAGTAGAACCTTCTGGTACAAAATAACTTGGTGGAATATAAATACCACTTCCAATAAAATCTGTACCTTCTACTGGTGCATAAACTGGGGTGTTTGTACGAAGAATGAAAATGTCATTAATGCTTAGACCTTCTTGCTCAGAAGATAATTCTTGTCGCTTAACAGCCTGAAGTGTACATTCCTGAGCAACTTCTGTAACAATTGTCATAGTCGTATTTTCATCACCACCCCAAGGGGAATTATTTGTATCAACTACTTTTGTACGATGGTAAAGTGGTAGTGGGAATCTCTTGATAAGTTTCTTTGCTCTAAGAGCCATTATTCATCTCCTTTTGTAATTTTATAATCAGCATCATTGTACAATTGTTCTGTTTCAATCAATGGGGTACTGTGCCCTTTTTTCGCTATTGTGGACGGTTTCAGTGGAGGGTATTGTCCATACAGAATAGCTTCCCTAACGTCATCTGCACTAGCTCTACCTATTTTATGGAGCATACGTGTTACGTTAAGTTTTTTACCTGTCAGAATCGCATTGGAGAGGTCGTAGAGCATACCTTCTGTAGTATTTTCATTAAGGAGTTCTGCTTCAGTCATGAATTTGCGAGGAACTGTATGCCATGACCCATCTTCGTTCATGACCCCATTTTGCATATAGTCTGCAATTGTAGCTGTTGGAAGACCTGATGCTCGGTGAGTTGTATTATTAGGATAACCATATTCTACGGACACACCATCGAGGTAGTCCGCAATCATTTCTAAATCATCGAAAAAATCTTCGAATTCAGGTATTTTACTCATAAATATATTGCCTTTAAAAATTATACAAAGTATACTACTATTTTAACATTATAGAGGTAATTATGAAAGATAAAATCATAGAAAATAGAGTATATAAAACTAACAACTACGGGGACATCATAGTCATTAAATATTTCAATGCTAGAGATGTGTTAATAAGATTTATAGACACATCATACGAAAAACACGTCTCCGCGGTAGATATAAGAAGAGGTTCTATAAGAGATCCTTTTGCAAAAACAGTAGAGGGTGTTGGTTTTTCTGGTGTGGGTGAATATCTACAAGCTGTTAATGGTAAGCACTTACGAGTAAATATAATATGGAAAGCTATACTTTATAGGTGTTATAATAAAAATTCTTTAGAAAAGAATACTACTTATAAAGGTTGTACTGTAGACGAAAAATGGCATAACTTCCAGAATTTTGCGAGGTGGTATTACAAGAATTATCCTTCAGATGGTAAGGTATATGAGTTGGATAAAGACCTTAAGGTTATAGGTAATAAAATTTACTCGGAAAACACTTGCTTATTCATACCACACAATATAAACACTTTTATAACACAAAGATGTAATGCGTGGTCTCCTAACTTAATAGGAACATCTTATAAGGTAAATTACAAGAAGTACACAGCAAGATGTGGTAATCCTGTAACAGGAACACGTGAGCATATTGGGTATTTCAACACTGAAATAGAAGCCCATCTTGCATGGAGGAAACGTAAATCTGAAATAACATATGAATTAGCTATGCAACAGAAAAACCCTGACGTGAAGGATGCCTTGCTACGTTGGAAAGAAGCTCTTGATAGTAATGTAATCCACCCTTATTAGGGTGGTTTATTATCACCAAGTCCTCGACCAGTCTACAATGAAACTCTTATAAACCTTTTCCTCTTGCACCCCTGCAGAAAGCTTTGCATATACAATGTTAACTGCTTCCAAGAAGTCCATGTTTGTGGAAAGCTTAGTAACTTCCTTTTGAAGTTCCTTGTCTGTGATCTCAAATCCATCTTTCTCAAGTTTACTTTTTGCTGTCAAAAGTACTAGATCTTTGTTCAAAGTTGCCATATAATTATCTCTATTGTTCATTGACATAAACTATTATAACACAAAATGTTCAAAAAGTGGTTGACTTGTTGAAAAATGTGTACTATTGTCTGGTTAACTTAAACGAAAGGAGATTTGAAATGAAAATTTGGAATGTTTATCACCACACAAAATTGAACAAATATGTTGCTGTCAAAGTAGGTTTCTCTTACACAGGTCTGCTGTTTGGAGTACTATGGTTCCTTTGGAATAAACTATGGCTTCTTGCAGGAGGTTATATCCTTGCAATGTTAGCACTTTCCTTTATGGAAGAACTTGGTCAACATACCGATGATGTTATGATTGCCTCATTCATAATTCAACTTGGAATTGCATTCTATGTTGCTTATAATGGAAACTCTTGGAAGATGGATAATCTTGAAAGTCGTGGATTTGACAAAGTAGGTGATTCTATTGCTGCTAAAAATAAAGAACATGCAATTAGTAAAGTGGAGGGTTAAAAATGAATAAACCAACTTGGATGCAAGGGTTGCTTGAAGCAGAAAAACTTCATAAAGGTTATGGATTTTGTATTAAGGATCTGTATAATTACCTAAATCAAGAATCTAATCTTGTGTCAGATGATTATAAGTGGAATGAATGGCTTAATGGTTTCCATGATTACATTTGCCATTTGAATAATTGTAAGAAGAAAGGAGTTGAATCATGATCGAATATATTCAAACACATTTTGGAGAAGGATTTGCTTCTGCAATGATTATGGGTGCAGTAGTATGCATCATGTTTGCAATCATTGAAACCCTTGTCAAAACTTTGATTCTTGGACAAAACATTCAATCTATTATGGATCGTGCTGATAAGAATTGCTTCAAAGAGTTTTGGGTAAGCATTGTGGTGAGTACGGTTGTTGTGATGTTGATGGTTTAAGAAACTTGATAGATATTAAGTTATAGAGTATACACTCTTGACAAGTGTTCTTGTTTTCAGATACAATATATTAAGAGGTAGATATGATTAGAGAGAAACTTTGTTCTACTTTTAAGAACTATAAGATTGAAAATAAATTGTCTTACTCTACTTTGCAACAGGTAACGGGTTTGGCAAGAAGTCAATTATTTCAGATCATGAATCACAATGGAGATGGGGTTAAAGTGGAGAGGATTGAGCAAGCAATCCATACATTAGGTCTTAACATTTATATGGAGATTAGTTAATGCGAGTAAATCTTAAACAAGATTCTATGGATATTGTTATGCATATTGTAAGGAAGCATAAGCTTAAATTAGAGGATAGTTTTGAATTTATAGTCAATAATCCAGAAGAAATTGAAATCACGAGAGGTGAATTATATGGTAAAAAAGGTACAAAAATCTTCAAAGAAAAAGGTTAGTAATTTACCTTTTTATAAGACACCTTATAGTAGATTACCTAAGAAAACCAAAGACTTACAAGATGTTGATGAGAAACTTTTATCTTGTTCAATAAGCTCTCTTACAAGGACACACTACATAGAGTCTTTAGATAGTGATATTTCTATTGTAGAGTATAGTGATTGTATAGATAGTTTATATAGTTTGATTGATGGTTCATCTAGATGGGATCTTATGAGTAAATTCTTATTGGATATTGCTCAATTTAAGAAGTGTATATGTTATATCTCTGTAAGAAAGGATTCTTTGAAGAGTGTTAGTATTATAGATACTGCTTTGTATCTGTCGTCTATGTTAAGGTTCTATTACAAGAATGTAGTTAACAAGGCGCGTATACATAGCAAACCGTTAGAAGACACTTGTTTATTCTTTGCTAAACACTTACATAGGATGATAAAGAATTCCAATATGGGTCTTATGTATTATAGGTGGAAAGGTGTATATACAAAAGCCATTAAAGATGATAGAGATATTAAAGAATCTATGGTGCATCCTAATTTTAACTACCTAATGGACTTGGTTGATATGCTAGAGTATAACCGCATGGGTGTATCCTTTATTGGATTTAAGTATAAAGATAAAAGTTCTGAGTCTTCACTTTTCATACCTAAAGGAGAACTACTTGCTCACCTGATTAGTGTTTGCAGAGATGAGCCTTATATCAAAGAAAATAATAAACCAAGGAATACCATTATAGTCAGAGATTCAGATAAGAATATCGTATCTATAGATTGTTTTGATAATTTAGAGGAGTTCATTGAAGTGAATGAAAATATTATGAATAAATTAAATGATACTATCAGTGAACATACTATAGACATTGATGGTGTTGTTTTGGATGGGATATCTTTCTCTCGTATATTTATTGATTCAAGTTTCGACTTATGCGGTAGGCTATTTGATAGAGGTGAATGGACTACACTACCAAAACCAAAGAGAAAATTGCTTAAAATTGATGGTGAGAAGACCTTGACCGCTGATATTAAAGCACTTCATCCTAGCTTATTATACAGGGAAGAGGGTATTATACTACCTGATGATTTTGATCCGTATCCAAAACTTAATATCACTATCGACACTAAGGATATAAATAAGTATTGTAAATACTATAATATTGAGAAATACAATCCTCTAAGGTCTGTAGCTAAAATTGCATTACTTGTTATGTTGAATTCTAAATCTAAACAAGACGCTATCAAAGCTCTTAGATACAAAATGATTCAAGATTATCAAAAAGCAGGTACAAGCAAAGAAGACAGTATGGACTATGTTGGAGTACCTATGGCAGATGTTGAAGAAATCATAAACCAAGTTGAATCCCATAACAAACCTATATCCCATCATTTCTATACAGGTGTTTCAAAAAGACTTATGAGAATTGACAGTGATATTATTGTAGAGACAGCTAGGTTGTTGTTAGATGATAATATTGTTTTGCTCCCATTGCATGATAGTATTACTGTTGCTGAAAGTAAAATCCACAAAGCTGTAGACTACTTTAGAAAAGGATATATTAAAGTTCTTGGTGATGATGTTAATTTTAGAGTTGAAGTAGAATAACCCTTGACACACAACCCTGTTTGAGCTAAGATTCTTATCAACAAAGATTGCTTATGTTAAGCAGGGTTTTATTTTTATAGGAGGAATAATTATGATATACTTAATTTTAATTTTAGGTTTTATCTTATTTGCAGTAAGTTTAGCTTACATTGATAGGTATAATATTGCATTCTTCGGAGTACTTATTGCTACAATAGTTATAGCCTTAATAGGTAGCACTATACAGGCTCAATTAGAAAAAGAGTTTAGTGATAATTGTGTTGCCTCGAAAGGTTTGGTAATTGAAACAAGGCTTGGGGATTTAAGTTGCGTTGGCAAAGGATTAAAACATTAGGGTTGATAAGCAGAATAGCTCAAATTAAAACTGAGACGCATTCTAAGACGTTTTAATCTGTAAGATGATGAATCGTATTAGGTGATGTTTAAGAGCTGTTAGGATTGATTACAGGTAGTATTTCAACTATTACCACATAAACCTCTTCGGAGGTTTTTCTTTTGCAAAATTACTCTCATGTAACATGGTTACATTTGATATAGATCAAGATTGATCATCTGAAACCCTGCGATAATAGTTATACACACTAAATAAGGAGTATATTTTGAAAGTAATTAAACGTGATGGTATCGAACAAGATTTCAATACCAATAAAATCTTCAATGCTGTGAAGAAAGCGTGTTCTAGTGTTGGGTATTCTGATTATGATTCACACAATATTGCAGATCAAATTACAACAAAGGTAGTATTTAAACTTACACACGAACACAACTTAACTGTAGAACGTATACAAGATGTTGTAGAAAATACGTTAATGGTAAGTAAGCACAAAGATATTGCAAAACATTATATTAGATATCGTGCTGAACGAGATCGTATCAGGGAAGGTAAGCATAAAGTATTTTATGATATTGAGGAATTCCTCAATGGTAGTAATGAAGATGTCTCTAGAGAGAACTCTAATAAAGATTCTAATCAAACTGTAACTCACAGAGACCTTATTGCTGGTATTGTTAGCAAACACTTAGCAAAAACATCTTACCCACAACATCTTATCGAACTTGAAGATAAGGGTGCAATTCATATACATGATAAAGATTACTTTATTAGTAAAGGGATTCATAATTGTGGAGTTTATGATTTTGAGTATATGTTGGCAAATGGTGTAAAACTAGGAGATGTTGAGATTGAACAACCAAACTCAATTGGAACCGCAGCTAATGTTGCCTGTCAAATATTTAGTAAGATTTCAGGATCTTCCTATGGTGGACAATCAATGCATGAATTTGACAAAGTGTTGCAACCTTATGCTGAGAAAAGTCTTAAGAAGATTAAACAAACACAAGAGAAATACGGACTACCTGACAGTTACGTAGAGGAATCTTTACGTAAAGAAATTTATGATGCTTGTCAGACATTTATATACCAAATTCAAACGGTTACGTCGTCTAATGGTCAGTCTGCATTTACAACAATAAGTTTATCTTTATCACAAGACACTCTTTGTAAGATGATCAAAGAGGAATATTTGAAATGTCATATAAATGGTATCGGTAAAGAACATAGAAGCCCTATTTTTCCTAAAGTTCTCTACTTTGTAGAGGAAGGTGTTAATCTTAATAAAGAAGACCCAAATCACGAAGAATTTATTCTAGCTTTAGAATGTTCCGCAAAACATATGTACCCTGATTTTGTCATGGCGCCCAATAATAGAAAAATGACAGGAAATTCAGAGAACGTAATTACAGCGATGGGCTGCAGAAGTTTTGTTGGTAAATATACAGAAGATGGTAAAGAGAAAGTGTCAGGAAGATTTAACCTTGGAGTAACCACTGTCTCATTACCTTATGCTGCCTTAAAAGCTGATGGTGATAAGGATAAGTTCTTTGATGAATTGTCATTTTTATGTGACAAAGCTTTTGAAGCAAATATGTTTCGTATAGAGAGAATGAAAGGAACTAAAGCTAAAGTAAGTCCTATCTTATGGCAATATGGAGCATTAGCTACTCTTAAAGCAGAAGATACTATTGACCACTTATTCTATAATGGTAATGCAACTTGTAGTATTGGCTATGGTGGTTTATATGAAGCACAAGAGATCCTTAATGATATGACGAAACATTTTGGCATGAAGGTGATTGAGTTTTTAAAAGATAAAACAAAAGAATATACTAAAAAGACAAATATTGCTTTTAGTCTGTATGGTAGCCCTTTAGAGAACGGTTGTTATACTATTGCAAACAAGCTTAAATCTGAGTTCCCTGAGTGGAAATTTGACAGAGATTTTATTACCAACTCTTTTCACCAACCTGTGTTTAAAAATTTAAATATTGTTGACAAGTTTGATGAAGAAAGTGACTATTATTTATTAGCATCAGGTGGCAATGTGAATAATATTGAGTTGCCTAGTATGATAAATAATATCGAAGGATTTGAGTCTGTAGTTAAAGCAGCATATGATAAAGTCAACTATCTCATCTGTAATCAACCTGTAGATAAATGCTTTGAATGTGGTTATCGTGGAGAGTTTGATGCAAACGAGGATGGATATTTCTGTCCAGAGTGTGGTAATAATAACCCAGAAACTGCTGAATGTATAAAGCGCATCTCTGGGTATACCCACTCAGCTTTAGCACGTCCAGCTAATAAGGGTAAGTTTGATGAACAGAAGTGTCGAGTTAAGAATGTATGAAATATATAGATTACTCAAAATTTGATACACAGAATGGTACTGGTGCTAGATGTGTCATTTGGGTGTCAAGGTGTTCACACGGATGTGAAGGTTGTTTTAATAAAAACTCATGGGGTAATGTTGGTAATATAATTACACGAGAATTCAAAGATCAAATATTACAAGACTTATCTCAACCTTATATAAAAGGATTAACTTGGTCAGGTGGAGACCCTTTACATAAAAGTAATTTAGAAGAAGTATTAATTTTCTCTAGAGAAGTTAAAACTCTTTTACCAAATAAAGATATTTGGCTATGGACAGGCTATACTCTTGAAGAAATTCAAAATGATTTATTACGTAGTCAAATTTTGGATGTGATAGATGTGTTGGTTGATGGGAAATATATTCAATCACTAAGAGATACATCTTTAAAATGGAGAGGTTCTAGTAATCAACACATATGGAAAAATATAAAAGGAGATTGGGTAGTTCATGAGGACAACTGACAAATTCATCGTAAAAGTCAACATCTCTGGTCAGATTATGTATTGGACCTTAAATGGCTCTGTAACGAGCAGAGAGAAGGCTTACATTTTTGATGAACAATCTATGCCTGAGATGTTTAAATCTTCTCTGAGAGCTTCCTACGTTGAAATAGAGTATATTTAGATAAGAAGAAGCCCACTCAAATGAGTGGGCTTTAGTTTATACGATCAATCCACCACCATTGCGGTCTATATCGCCTTCGTACCATTCTAATCGAGCACTAATTTCTTGTGCACTACGAGAATAAAATACAAGAAGATATGAAGTATTCGGTGCTAGTATACGATTTGATGCAAAAGATTGAGTTGTTGAACCAGAGGTTTGATTATTAACAGGTCCAATTGCATAAATAGGAGCACCGAAAGGAGTTCCCCATGCAGCAGGAGCATTGGTTCCATTATTGGTTGGAATTTGTGTAGGGTTGGTGATAGTTATCCCTGTCAAAAGCTGTATACCTGATGCAACAGGGTTGATATCGGTCATATTATATACAGTGTCTGGAGTACCACCTGTATAAGTTGGGTTCTTGTAAATATAACCAATCAAACCTAAATCTGTATATGCAAACTCTCGACGTTTTAAATCAACGGGTTTATCTCCAGTAACAATAACAGAATAATAATATGTTGCGTTTGTTGCATTAACTAAACGAGAAGCTTCCCACTGCACACCAGCCTTCTTATTGCTTTCATCATAAGATTGCACTGTTAAAGCTGCACCACCAGATTGGACTCGTGGGTCAGTTTCGCCAAAATCGGTAAATGGGTAAGTTGTTTGTACATATAATCTTCCTTTTACATTAGAGGAAGATTTTACCCATATTTCTTTTGCAGTAGCTAATACCACTGTACGAGACAAACATTCATCTCCAGAATCCTGAAGAACTTTACCTAAATTTAAAGACGCATCTGGTTTTGTGTCAGATTCTTGTAACAAAAGAGGGGTACTTCCTTGGTTTATTAAGGTAAACTTTTCACCAATGGTAACACCACTTATGCTATTTACACTAACCCAATCATTATTGGATATTGATTCCATAATATATAACATCATTTTCCTCTATATAAAATAAAACCCAACTTCCTTGATAAAGAAAATTTGGTGTATTGTTAGAACCATTATCCAGATAATAATTCATATCAAATTGTAGCCAGAAAAGGCGAGGAAGACACTCTGGAATGTCGTTCAAGGCGGTAGCTACTCCAACCTCTATCCTCTAAATCCTAACAATCTTCATCAACAGAGTTGATATTAGTCAAACTTCTATAACGTTTACGTCTAGGGCTGTATGGAGACCTCTCAGAATATTGACTAAATCTGTTAGTATCTCGTCTTACACGAGAAACTTCATCCTTACGTACACCACCAAGAATAATAGGTGAAACAGAACTCTTAGTGAATTCAACACGACATTGAGGTAATGATTCCCAAGGATTCTTTACAAATTCATCCCTAGCACTTTCCCAATCTGAACTCTTGTCAACTTTATCGTGTTCAATTTCTACAGAACCTTCTCTTTCACGAATCTTACCTCCACCCGTATTATCCGCAGCAGAAGATTTAATCAACCAAGAATAAAGAGATAAAATTGTATTATACATCACTTGACAATCATTGTCTGGATATGTATCCTGCCACAATAGAATGTAAGCTTCTACAGTTGTTTGTGGGAGAGTTTCTGATGTCAACCCCATAGCAAGATAAATAGCAGAAACCAGCTCTTCTAGTGTCATTTTCTACCTCCAAAAACAAAAGAACCTCCTCCAAATAGGAGGAGGCTTCATATTATTCAACTAATTATTAAGTTAGTTGGATGATTGCTTCTGGTTTAGTAGCGAAGTACAGTTTCTTAGATTGAATTTCAAGAGTATGAGATTCATCATCTTGAGAAGTACGTTCAAATGCAAACATTTCTTGACCACCTTGGTTAGCCAGAGACAGTTTGTTTGCAGGACCGAAGTAACCACGAAGAAGGTCACGACCAGCACGTGGAACAGCAATACCTTGACCTGTACCAAGAACAGTAACTTCTGAACCGTCTGCTTCTAGGAAAGTTGGGTTGTAAGCAATGAAGCGTACACCACGATGTTCGAAGAAGTCAGTCACACCCCAAGAGTAGTATGCACTCAGGTCATCACGAAGAAGTTGTTTACCAGAGTTTTGGTACATGTTGTAAACTTCACGGAATTTAGGGTTAGCGATAATCTCATCAAACAGAGCGTAATCTAGGTAGAAGTCAATACCTTGTACTGGAGTACCAGCCTTGATACCACTTGCAATTTTACGCTTAACTTCTGCAATCTTACCATCTAGGTCAACAGAAGTATTACCAGTATCTAGGTCAACAGTAAAGTCAGCAGCCTTATTCAGACCGTATACACCGTACATGTCAGTTTGACCAGCAACAGCACCAGTAGGAAGGTCACCCTTCATTGCTTTATAACGTAGGTACTCATCACGTTGGTCATGTGCAAGACGTAGATCTTCAAGTTTGGTAGCACGAACGTTAGCAAGAGTTTCTGACATATCAGGAGAACCCGGCATACGTTGAGATTGAATATCATATACATCGATATAATCCATCTCTTTGTAGAATTTCAGAAGCATTGCAATTTGCTCAACTTCACGGTCTTTACCAACACCATGAGTTTTAGCTTGAGCAGAACCTTCTGACATCATGTTGATGCTGTTCTTAACACGGTCAAAGATGATAGAATCTTGAGAAGTTGCTTGAGTAGCAAACATACCACCCATTGAGCGAATGAAACCAAACTGGTTGTCAATTACTCGTACTTCGTTGGTCCAATCAATAATACCATTGATGTTGCTTGGATCATGTGTAATAGCCATTTTAAATTATCTCCTCAAAGATTACAGTACTTGAATGCCAAGAGCTTCTAGAGCTGCAATAGCGGTTGATGGGTTAGCAACATCAGCATTGTAAGATAGAGAGTCACCACGAACTTGAGCTGGTCCTTTAACCAGAACAGCAAGAGTAAAATCACCACCAACAGTTGTGTCATCATTAACACGAGTATCAATGAGAACTGCATCTGCATCTGCTTGCGTTAGATTAGCAACAAGAGTGTACTTACCAGAAACAGAAGTAGATTCTAGTACTGCACCAATTTCCAAACCACCTGCTGGAACTGTAACAGTAACTTCACGACGGCAGTAACCAGTTGATGGAACATATTCATGTTTAAGAACTTCACCTACTTTAGTAGGACGAGTATCAATAACACCAGTAGCCATTATTTAATTCCTCTTAAATTATTTAGATTGTTTGTTACGACGATTTTTTAGAATTTCAGCAACAGCATCTTTGGCTTTACTGATGTCAGAGGTCACTTCAACTTGACCATCCAGACCATGTTCTGCTTCACCAACAGCTTTCTTAATTTCTTCTACACGAGCATTCATGGCTTCCATAGCTTTAATAAGAACATCTGATGCTTCAGCTTTAAACAATGCTTCTACAACTTCTTCTGTATTTTCTACAGATTCCCAACCTTTAACTACTTCAGAAAGGTCAGCTTTAGCTTGTTCAATACGTTCAACTTCAGCAGCTTTCTCAATTTCAAGTGCTTTAGCTTCAGCAGCTTCACGAGCTTTCTGTTCAGCTTTCAAAAGTTCTTGCATGTCAGCCAGAGACTTATTGAGGGCTTCTACATCCAACTCTGGAGTTTTGACTTCTTCGGTCATAGTATCCTCTTTATTTTTGGTGATACCCGTATCAGGGTGTTCTACGTTAACGTTCGATTCTAATACGGGATCAGAATCTGTTTCCTCAGAAGACTTATTAACACCTTCTTGAGAGGAAATTTCTGAAAAACCTTCAACCAATGATTTCAAAACACCTAAGTCTTCGGTGTTCTCACCAGCTTCAAAAGCTTTTTCCATAATTACCAGCAAGCCTTCTTCAATTTGATCTTCAGCTTCTTCTGATAATTTCATCTTACCTGATTGAATGGTAAACATATTAAGGTGGATAGCTTTTTCAGCTAGTTTATCTAGCATTACTTCACCTGTAGTTACATCATACTCATAACCTACAGCATATACACCTTTGCAGTTTGAGAAATAAATTGTTGTATCATTAAAATCAACAATCCAAATCCATTCGTCATCATCACTAAACTGCTTACGTACAGCATGTTCAATAAACCGACGTTTATTCTCAATCAGACCAAAATCTTTATTTACTTCTTCAAGTCCAAGTTCTTTAATTGCTTTCAAAACTTCTTCACCTACTTCTTCTGCTTTGAAGAGGAAACTTGTGTTATGACCTGATGCAGCACCACCTTGGATAGGAAGTGTATACGCAATATGAGGACCACATTTGGTTGCTTCTTTGTCGAAGTCAAATGTGACATCCTTAATTAATTTCTTAGGCTGCTTCACTTTCACTTTCCTCTTCTTTATAATCTGGGTTATCTACAACAGCACCAAGAGCACCAATGCTAAGACCTGTTAATTTACCAGACTTACGTAATTCCCAAAGCTTGTCATCTACAAATTGTACTTTGATAATAGGCATACCTTCTGGTACAATCTCATCACCTATAATACAATCACATTCATTAACCCAAGCTTTTACGAAATAGAAACCGTCTGTATTAATAGCATGACCAATATTTCCAGAAATCTTATCAATGTTAGAATTAATGTTATCTACCATTTTACGAATTTCTTCTTCAGTCATACCCTCTTCATGAAGGTCAGCTTCCATCGGTTTACAATAGAGAGGTTCGATAGCAATCATTTGCTCTTCATTAAATTTAACAATTTGTTGAAGATTATTTGCAGCACCGAAATGTTTTGTGATAAGTTTAGCTAAACCCTCTACAAAAGAATTATTCATTGAAGAGTTTTCCTTAGCTTCTTTATTAACTTGACTCAATGCTAAAGGGATAGCCTTCTTCTCAGCCATCCCATCTTTAATAAGTGCATTGAATACTTTGATAAATTTCTTTACTTTAGAATCAGAAAGATTCTTTAGACTTGGGATATCTTTTCTTGCTTGAGATACAGCATTTGTTCTATAAGGCATATCTAATCCGTATCTTATAATTTAATTATATCATGTATAACATTGTTAAGCAAGGGTTTATTTAAAAATATCAAAACCTTCTTGCAATTCTTCTGGTAAATCTGATAAATTTATATATTCTCGTTCACCATTATCATGCATTTTATAAATTCCTTTGGCATCTACACGTAGATTATTAAAGGATTTATTCTCCATGTTAAGGCTACCACCTTGTGCCATTTGAGAATCACCAGTACCACTTGAACCTTGGCTCTCACCTGCTCGTGAGGCACCTTTGCTACCAATCTCCATAAGATTAAAGATTTCTTCCTGAGATAAATATTCCATATCTTCTGTATCAAAACCCATCATCTCATGCATCTTAATCATATTTTCTTTAGTAAGAGCAATACCATTTACAGATTTAGCACGTTGAATAAGTTTACCTGCTTCGTCATAACTGATCTTATCAATCTCACCAGCTACAATTCGTGGCATATCTTTGTAAGATAATCCCATTTCGTTATATACATTCAATAACTCTGGAATAAGGTCGTTGTTTAAACCATCTTCAATAATCTTAATATCACGTTTGATATAGTACATATGCGTTGCAGATTTAACTTCTGCAGAGTTGTAACTTACACTACCCTCACCAGTTAGAGCATGACCAGCACCAAATACATCAAAGATAGCCTTACGACGTTTCTGAATAAGTTCTGATGTATTAAACTGACGACCTGCACCGTCGATACCCAGTAGCTTCAGACTATACTCAGCAACACTTGTACTTCTTTCCTGCACATCACTTGGACGAATAAAGTAAGGTTGTTCGCCAGCATGTACATTTGCAGCATCCAACATCATTTGGTCAAGCATTTGTGCCTCTGGTGATGCAGGGTCATTGGCAGCTTTCTCAAGAATATCCGCAGGAACAGCCAGTTCAATAATACCAGCTAAATCTTTAGAAGCACCATTGACTTCTAAGTCTTCAAGCAATACTTTTTCTTTCCAAGCTTTATAACAAGCACGAAGAATAGGTTGACCATAAGGTGTACTATCTGTAGCACTCTCACCAAATAAGATAAACTTCTTACGTGGAATACGTTTATATCCAGCGCCAGTAATATCTGCCGAATTGATAAACAAATTATTGTTGAATTTATTCTGGAAGTATTGTGTATTCTGACGGATAGCAAGAATATCCCGTCCACCTGCAGCAATTTCAAAAGGTGTTGATTCATCTAGACTTAATTGAGGACGATTAGCTAATTTGCGAACCTTCCACATACCAGCATGTTCACCATCACCCATTAATTGATAAACTTTCTCTACAATAGAAAAACCTTTCTCTTTGAAAGTCTCAATATTTTTTACAACTTGTAAAAGTGTTTGACCATCTAGATTATTTAAGTTCCATTCTAGAAATTCTGCAGCACGTTTACTTTTAGCTGATTTCTTGTTGTATTTAATCTTCCAGTTTGTAAAAGCATTCTCCACAAGAATATAATGAAGATTAAGTACTGTTGCAATAGCATCATCATTCTTCATTATCTCAAATGTCTTCATTGAATAAGGCCAACGAAGCTCAAAAGGTTGTAATCTATTGATGATGTCTTGATAATAAGCAATACCAGATGTACCTGTACGATAACGTCGTATATTCTGTGTGCTTGGTACACCATTAACTTTAGACACCTCAGAGACATTTGTCTGAGAAGTCTGTTTTGTATTCTTCCGATTTCTACGACGTGACATTTACATCTCCATAAAGATTACTTATCTTCAAAATAACCACGCAACTCAACAATCATCTTATCAAAAGGTTGATTCTTACGTAGATTGATATTATAATGTTTGATACAGTAACGTTCTAAAGCATCTTTACTTTTTGCTTTAGCAGAATCATCATACATTGCCATAAGGAACTCATAATCAGGAACATTAGAAACTCCTTCAACAGCTTCGTCTGCAATAGTTTCTTCTGTATCATCAACACCCAAAGAAATAAGCGGGGCGATAGATTCTTCTACAGTTTCTTGGACAACATTTTTGAAAGGGTTCTCATTAAAATAGAGATAGTGTGCAGAAAGATTCTTGAAAGATTTCTTAAGATCAATGTCAATGCCGAAATCTTCTTTCATTGCAGCAAACATATTGTACCAAGCAAAGTAGTTCTTGTGGTCACCATCCACAAAGAAGATATTATATGGAGTAGTAAAACCACAACGATTGACATCGATATCCTTATCTGTAAGAATATTGATGGTTTTCAAAAAGTCATTGTATGTATGACAAGAAACTTTATTAAGCTCCTCATCGAAAAAATATGGTAACTGTGACATAAAATCCTCTTAAATTATTATGATATAACCTATTTTAACATAAATGATAATTATTTGCAAAAGAAACCCTCTTCCGCACAAAATTAATTGGACAAAAGAGGGTTAATGTGTTGCGATAATGTGGTAATTTTCAGAGAGAACACAAAGAAACACTCTGAAGAGTATTATCGCATAGATTGTTTCATGTCATGATACTTTGTGCGGACAGATGTTGTTGGGATAGGGACTGGTCTGTGCACTTTGTTTATTTTTATTTGATGGAATGCATCAGCAGTGGCGTCACAGATATCGTCGTGGACACCAGATATACGCACACTTGGGTCAAATATTTCCAACTCTTCATGGAAAGTTTCATTCCAATCTGCCTTAACCACACTAACCATCCTATTTTCTGCAATTACTGCAAAAGGTTCAAATGCTTTTAGTTTACGGTTTTTAGTGTTTGATGTCTTCATACGCTTAACTAAAACACCTGCTGCTGATATATCTCCAATCATCTGGTCACAAGCTGCTTTTCCGCTCGACGATGGATCTTCTGGGATATAGGTTGTAACATTACCCCACTCTTCTTGATCACGCAACCCAGTTTGTATAATTTCATCCACCACACCGGCATACCTTTTCCTGAACCTAACCACATCAAGGATGTATATATGATGATCCTTACCTTGACCCATAAGAACACCAACAGTATAATCAGGGTCTGGGTATTTTTCAGAAGGAATACTCCCAGCCAAGTCATAAGCACGTACTATTTTAACAAGGTCAGGTACATCATGAAGCATTACTGTTTCAGTCCACTCCCTCTTATATAAACCTGCTGCTGTTTCCTGTACAAGCCATGCACCGTTAAGTAGCCTCATCCTTTCAATACGAGGTAAGGATTTAAGACGTGAGACGTACAATGGATCATGCTCCAAAAGAATTGGATTGTCTTCACAAGTTGCTGAAATAAAACGAAAACTCATAGGCCCAGAATCTTCGCCATATTGTGAAACAAGTTCTTCTCTTGAATCACCCCAGATCATGTCATTACCTTGCCGGATAAACCACTTTTCTACACCATCCATCTCTGGTTTAGGTATTCCATAGTTCTTTTCATCGAGATAACCTGCCGCCTGCAGCCATTTTCTTAGGTAGCAATTAAATTCTGGGTTGCACGTAATCTTCATAACAGGCTTCATATTTGCCATAGTACGCATACGTGATATAAAATAAACCACCTGAGATTCAAGCATCTGCTGACCCTCATCAATGAGGAACGCTGCTACCTGCCAGCCTTGAAAATTGTGCTTATCGCTTTCTTTCTCGCAGTGACACATCTTAATTTCGGCACCGCTAGGAAATTTAAACTCCATTGTAGAAGGTTTGACATGTACAGAAGGACAAGCTTCTTTATACATATTCTGTGCCGTATCTAAAAGACCACCCACACCTTTAATCATCGGGGTTGTTCTTCGAACCATTACCCCCCTAAATTCTGGCATATGAACATATTGAAGCATATCCATAATACCAAGATAGGATTTACCTGAACCCTTTTATCTTACAGTCGCTACACTGTTTCTAATGTTTCCACTAGGATCGGACTATATCTTCCGTCTTATAGACAGCCTCCTGTTTCGAAATCGCTTGATTCCTACTCTACTCCATTATATACTTTGTATATTGTTTCGATAGTCTCTGAACGTTGAATCACTTAATGTGAAACCTTCGCTGCTGATTGCCCTCGGCTTAACGTTAGGGTTCCCAGACAATTAAAGAGGTATATTAAAGCGCAACCAGTTTGGTAAATTTAGCAGCGCCACCAAAAACTGTAATATCAGATTTTGATTGTAAGAACATAGCCTGCTTCTGAGAAGCAGGACCAAGTTTTTTAGTCATAAATTATTTCCTCTGGCAATTCGTGCTCACATATCTCGAAATTGTTATTCTTTGCAATATTCTCTTTTAAATCCATTAACTGTAGGTTATATTCACAGTGTAATCCACAAACTAAAGGGTGTGTTAATGGTATGATGTGGTCTATGGATTGATTGAAATATTGAGCTTCAGTATAGAAAGATTTTATGATATCTTGGTCAGCCCAACAAGGTGTTGCATTTTTAATGGAAGCTCTCCTCTTGGAAGCATAATAGGCTATTTTATCTTTATTTTTAGCTCTCCATAATTTAGCTTTCTCTGCAATCAACTCTTTATTAGCATGATAATATCTATTTGCTCTTTCCCTAGTAAGTTCTGGGTATCTTTCTCTGTACCTTTTACAAGATTCTTTAACCTTATCAGGGTTCTTTCTACGATACTCTCTATCTATTTCACGGTAATGTTCAGGATTCTCCCAGTAACGCTCCCTTTTTCTTCTTGATACATCTTCTCGATGTTCTTTCTGATAATTACTAGTTCTCTCTATCACTTTCTCACTATTTTGCTCATAATAATCCCTATTTGAAGAATTATAACAATCTTTACACCTATCCCTCAAACCAGTTGGTGTATCTGACCTCTTATGAAATTCTGAATTATGTTTTTCAGTGTTACAGTCAGAACATATTTTATACTCTGGAATATTCTTCTCTGAATCAATATACTCTTGACGTTTAGCTTTCTCCCTTCTTTTTGTACAACCTTTACACGGCTGTCTTACTCGACCTGTAGTACTTTTATTATTTTTATAGAAATCTTCTCTTGGTTTATTTTCCTTACAGGAATTACAGGTAAACATATCTTCTTCCAAAACTTTACTTCCTCAAATACAGAAAGGCTGCACTAAGGCAACCTTTTCTCAAACAATCTTAACCTTATATATTAACACTCTCGTGCCATACATCCTACACAGATATAATAATCACCATCTTCTTCCATAATCATATTCTGCTTTTGAGCATAACCTACGATTTGTTCAAAGTAATCATTCTCTGCTAAGCAGCAAGGACAAATCTTATCACGAATATCTTCTGCCATTGACAAAAGGTTATCTTTGTTAAAAGGCTTACCTTTCACCAGTTTCTTGCATCCATTGAAATAATCTTTTGCTTTAATGTTAGACATTTCTTTAAATGTTAAAATTCCATCGCCATCTTGGATGAAAACTGCGTAATCTAGTTTCACTCTACTTCTCCTCTTATGTTAAGTGTATACACCATTCTAACCCAAATATCAATTTCTTGCAAGTTATTGCAAATCTTACTCACCTCCAAACATATCTATTTGTTCTTCTTCTGTACCAAGCACACTTTTCTTAGAAGGTTTGGTTTTCTCAAAAGTTTTAATCTTCTTCAAAAGTTTCTCATATTCTGAAAAGAGGACAAACTTACCAGAAGTAGACTTCTCCATGCATAGACCAAACTCACCTCTACGATCTGATACTGTACAATTATAGCGTTTTGTCATATTAAATTCCTTATAGTGGAAACACTAACTCATCACCGTCACGATCTTCTTGATAGGACTTGAGTGCTTCTTCCATCTTATCAATATCTTTAACCGATGACCAATCAATACGGTTATGCATATCCTTAACTGGTACAAAATAACTGGCATCTTGAAAAGTCGGCTTGTTATTTGATAATCCAAATTTAAGGTCATATGGGCGAATATAATCGCTACCCCCACTGCATTCTTCTAGATAAATGTACTCACATTCATCTTCATGGAAAGATACCTTATTTTCTCCAACAAAGTCTTTTAAGTCTTGATAACCACTATCAAATGGTTCAAACACCAGACCACTTTCATCTACTTCACTATAACTCTCAAGTTTCTTAGCTTTAAATATATAGTTATAATAACTCATCATTCTTCTCCTAAAATTTCAATTGCTTGTTCAGTGTACTCTTTCGTCAAACCTTCCTCACCTTGAATATGAACAAAGTTGTTTCGTTGACTGTACAACATATCTGAGTCATCGTCAAGAATTACATAATCATAAAAGTCATAATGGTGACATCCAAGTAAGTTTTGATTATCTTGAATCCATTTTAAGATTTCATTACCTCTGACGACAAACTTATCTGTGTAAGAGTCTGTCTTACCAATAACTTCACCTTTAACACCCATATGTGTTAGAAGGTATTGAAGTCTTTCTACTGATTCACCTAACCTCCAAGTAGAAGACACTACAATCTTAACACCTGTGCGTTTAAGAATCCTATTCAAATTCCCAACAAGATGTGGTTGATATGGGTAATATTCTCCGTCAATTTCAGGGATATATTCACTTAAAATAGAATCGCTATTAAAAACACCATCAATGTCAAGGAAGATTATTTTCATTTACGCTGCCTCATATTCATCAAAACAACTCCTTATCAAACCAACCATTCTTAATCAACCAACTTGTCACCAAAGCATACCCACCTGCACAAAGGGAGAATATTGTTAAATTAACTAGATTACCTACAAAAGGTACACTTGCAAGAAGTACAACTCCTGCAAAGATGTACAGACACATTACGATAAATATTACTACAGTTTTAAACATCTTTATTATCCTCCCAACGAGATTTAAATTCTTCACCCACAATATCTTCCCAATCTGAACTATCCTCTTCATGAGTTTCTTTGTCACTACTCATGAAATCACCAATATTCACAAAAGGTTTGGTCTTCAACTCAGCAAGACACTCCCAACAAATATATCCATGTTCGTGTGAATAGTTATCACACATAATGTTTTCACAACCTCTACGGTCACAAGCTAATACTCCCATTTAAAATCTCCTCTCTATAAAAACTCCCCTTACTTTACCAACACGAATACTCTTTGTAAACAATAAATTTTCAAATAAATTCTCTTGACAGAAAGTTTTCATATGTTAAGATGAGTTGTAATTTGAACAGAAGGAGAGGGATTATGAAATTTTATCACGGCACATCAAGTCTAGCACCTATCAAGGATAAAATTCTTCCACCAGACAATCATAATTTTGGTATTAATGAGTCTGGCAGGACTAAACATGTACAAAAGGTGTTTTTCACAACAGTTAAAGGTTATGCCGAGAAGTATGCCCGTACAGCTTGTAAGCGCGTTGGAGGAGAGCCAGTAGTCTATGAAGTGCTCCCTTTAAGACCGAAGCTAATGGTCAGGGTAAAAGGATGTGATATCTACTATGACAATGAGGCAATTGTCTATGAGAAACTAAAAGTAGGAATTTTTGATAACATTGTCTCACAGAGAAAATATAAAAGGTGAATCCATGCAAGGATTAACAAAACAACAAATTATTAAAGAGTTATGTACACTTTCTACAGAAGTAAATGAGAAAGTGTTTGAATATTCTGTATCAACAGATTGTTTTTGCACAAAAGATGCGTCTTCTGATTATAGATTCAATCAAGAAGTATTAGAGTTTATCAAAGCTGCTGTTGTAGAGAAGATTAAGAAAGGAGAATAATTGTGAATTATACATTGGATAAATTAAGAGCTTTTGAATCTAAGATGAGCAGTCTTATTGTTGTAGCGCATCATGAACAAAAGTATGGTGACAAACCCTACACTTACCATCTACGTATGGTTGCTGAGAAAGCACATGAATTGTTTGGTGAAGGTAAGATACATAACCCTACAATCGGAGATGTAAAGTTAGCTACAGCTTCCCTTGGGCACGATTTGTATGAAGATACTTATGTTACTAAGGAATCTTTACTTGAAGCTGGTTATGACTCCGAGATTGTACAAGCAATTGATCTTGTCACCAAGAAAGAAGGATTATCTTACAAAGATTATCTACGTAATCTATCAAAAGATGAACTTGCTTGGAAAGTTAAAGTTGCAGATACTTATTCTAATCTTACAGAAAGTATTAAGGTTTCAGATGTGAAACGTGTACGGAAGTATTCTACACAATTGGAATTGTTGTATAAATTTAAAGATTTTTAAGAGGTAAATAATGTTTGGAAGAAAATTTAACACAGAAGAACAAGATATTTGGGTAACAAGTGATTTACATTTTGACCATGGTAATATTTTACACTTCTGTCCAAAAACACGTAATTTCAAGAATACTAATTCCATGAATGAGGCTTTGATTACCGAATGGAATACTAAGGTTAAACCAGAAGATTACATTATCCATCTTGGAGATTTCTGCTTTAAAGGTGTGGAGGTAACAAGTAGCTTCTTACAACGCTTGAATGGTAAGAAAATTATGATCCATGGAAATCATGACAAATCACTACGTAATGGTATTGCTGATGGTAAGTTTGGTATTGTCTGGAAAGGTGATTATCTTGAGATACAGATTGATAAACAAAAAGTAGTTCTATGCCACTACCCCCTCACCACTTGGAATAATGCTGGGCGGGGAAGTTTACAATTGTTCGGCCACTGTCACGGGTCTCTTCCTGAACCTAAAGGTAGACAAATTGATGTTGGGTATGATAATCTTGGTGAAATTAAGAACATTAAAGAAATTATGAAGATTCTTAACAAGAAAGAAATTTATTCACCTGACCAACACTAGGAGAACTAATATGAAATTAGATGTATCTGACCTTATCGAAAAGGGTCTAGTTATTAAGAAAACTTACACCGAAGGTAAATATAAAGGTTTGTCAGTCCTTAAATATCATCGAAAGGTTTTCTACAATAATCTGTGGCATATTGACGAGCGACTGCTTGAATGCCGAGGAACTGTTGTAGATGAAGCTTGGAATGTTATTGTACTGCCTTTCCGTAAGGTGTTTAATTTTGGTGAGAATGGAACAACTGTTGACCCTGAGCAAGTGGTGATCTGTCCTCGTAAAGTAAACGGTTATATGCTTTCTGTAACTTATAATAAAGCTTATGGTTATATTGTATCTACAACAGGAAGTCTTGATTCTGAGTATGTTAAACTTGGTGAAGAGTGGCTAGAAACAATTAACAAGGATGCTCTATATGAAGAAGGTGTTACCCATATATTTGAAGTTTGCGATAAACGTGACCCTCACATTGTAGAGGAAAATGAAGGTATTTATCTAATAGGACGTAGGTATCATGACACAGGTAAAATGTCATCAGAATATTTTCTAAATGGGCTATCCAAGGCTGCTGAATGTAGGCGTGGTGAGTTGTGGGTAGGTAAATTTAAAGATCTACCTACTGACGTTAATCATGAGGGGTATATGGTTAAGGATTACTTCACAGAAGAGGTTCTTTGTAAATTAAAATCACCACACTACCTCTCTAAGAAAGCAATTATGCGTCTTGGTAAAGCTAAAGTGGACATTTTGTTTGATAAACCAGACTTGTTTAAACAACGAATTGATGAAGAATTTTATGAGTTCGTAGACTATCTTGCAGAAAATGTTGACAAGGAAGTATGGCGTTCTTATAATGATCAACAACGACGAGAATTTATTGAGAGGTATTATTATGGAGAATAAAATGACTAAGAAAACTTTATATATTCTAAGAGGACTACCATCTAGCGGAAAGACAACTTTAGCTAAAACCTTGGAAATTTCCTTACAGGATTGTATTGCATATGCAGCAGATGATTTTCATTATGATGACCAAGGGAATTATAATTGGAAACCAGAAAATGTTCATTTAGCTCATAAGTGGTGTCAAGACAGTGTTATGGTTTGTATGGATGCTGGTGTAGCTAATATTGTGGTTCATAATACATCGACATCTGAAAAAGAACTAAAACCATATACATCTATGGCTAATGCTTATGGATATAAAGTTGTAAGTCTGATTATAGAAAAACGTCACAGTAATAAGAACAATCACAATGTTCCAGAAGATGTTGTTAATAAAATGGAAGAACGTTTACAGCATAGTTTAAAATTACGTTGATATAATAAAAGAAACCCCTTCCAAAACGGAAGGGGTTGTGTTTGAGAGGAGAATAATTATCACATAGAGTGACTATTCTTTTATGACACTTATATTCTTGTGTATAAGATGTTGAGGAGGAGTCAGTTTTATAGAAAGGTTATTGTTGCTATAAACTATTCTTGCACAAATATTATTACTTGTCAATAAGAATTAATCTTCAGAATTGAAATCTAAGCAAATTAAACCATTTGTACCATTTGCTTTAGATTCTACCTTTTCAGAAGTTTCACCACTTTCAGAAGATTCTTCATCTTCAGTTTCATAGTAATCATTAAGGAACTTATCTGCCATATCAAGATGAAACTTAATTGCCATTACACGATCCTTGATACCTGCTTTAGCAAAGTCACCTTTACCTTTTGCAAGTTCTTCCATCATCAAGTAATAGGCTTCCAAATCCTTAGCTGTTTGAGCATGAACCTTATCTTGAACATGTTGAATAGCATTCAAAACACTTTTGAAATTGCCTGCTGCTGGACGTGGTTGACGACCTCGTTCCTTTTCCTGATTACGTGCTTCTACTTGCTTCTTAGTAGCCATAATTTACCTCTTATATCTTATCTTACATCTGTAAGAATAATTTTAATAATCATCCCGTTCACCAACATAGAATTGCTCTGTCAAATGTGAATGTTCATAATCACGACTTGTGTATGCATAATCATATTCACTTGGGCGACGACAACTTGGGCAAAATTGATAGTGTTCATCTGGAGCATTATCTGATGCTGGGAAAGCAAAGAATTTAAAACATGAGCCGCATTGCATACGACCTCCTAATATTTGTTATTGGTTCTTTGATTTTCTCAAAAGTTCAGCAGTGATTTCATTTTTATCTTTGCTACCTTTTGAAGAACCAAAAAAGAATTGAATAATACCGCTTATAATAGTCGCGAGAAGAAAACCTAGCGTGGTATCAGCGAACCTTACAGCGCTTTCTGGTACAGTGAAAAATGTAATACCTACCAGATAAATCATTGCGAAAATAGACCAAGCAGAAGCAAAATAGTAGATAAACCTTTTACTGAAAATATCCTCTTGACGTAAAGCTTCCTTCTGCATATCACGAGCATCTTTTTTATCTGCTAGATACATTTCGTCAAGACGGTGTTTGTCAGCAAGAACAGCTTCTTGAAATTTCAATGCTACATTTGGGTCTGTACTGATTGCTTCTAATGCTTTATTCTTATCAGAGATACCAGTAACGCTTGATGCAATGTCTAATACTTCTGATGTCATTTGTTCTGCTTTGTCACCACCAAACCATCCAGCAACATCTGGTAATAGTTTAACTAGTGAGGGGATTGCCATTGCTAATAATGGTGCCATTTTAAAATAATCCTGTTTTATTATTGATAGTCTATTGTAGCATGAATAAGCACTATTATCAATTAGATTATTTTAGATAAAATAAAACCCCACGCAAAGGTGAGGTTGTTTATTAAATCAACTTTTATTCAATACTAATAGTTTTTGGAAGTTCTTCTTCTGGGATAATCTTGTTAAGATAAATCTTAAGTAACCCATCTTCAAGTTTACTTGAACAAACTTCAACGCCTTTTTGAAGAGTAAAACTTCGAGTGAATTTACTACGTTTGATTGTAGATTCAAGAGTTGATTCATAACCGTCTTCAACTTGATCAGAAGGTTTACCTTTTACAGTAAGAATATTCTTCTCAAGCTTAATTTCAATATCTCCTCTCTTATATCCTGCAAGTGCAAGTTCAATAACATATTTATCTGATTTGAACTTTTTGATTGAATAAGGTGGGAAGATGGAATTGTTTGTGAATCTTAAAGTATCATTTGCATGATTACCAAAAGAAAAATCAAACAGTGTGAATAGGTCACGTTCAAAAGTAGAAAGCATAATAAGTCTCCTTATTTATGTTAATGTTTATGAGCAATATCTCTATTGTCCCAGGTTAAGTGAAAGAAACCCTCTTACAAAACCATGTAGCTCACAATCTTGATAAGAGGGTTTGGTTAAAATCGGCACGTCTACCTAGACATTCACAGTGTCTTACCTCTGGCTCCGAAGAGTCTCAAACTTGCCTTGCGGCTAACATTACCACTAAACCTTATAACGTAGTCCGTGGTCAAGACTCCGGTTTTACTCTCAACGAATCCAATATCATGCAAAAATATCGGAGGAGAAAGTACCATACTTCAAAGTGTTGCCTCACCTTCTCATAACGGCTATGGTTAACCTGATTTCTAAGACCAATCGTGAAATATTGAAGTCACAGTTTACTCTGCCAAGTCGTGATTGATGTCTATTTAAACTCGCTTCATCTACTTGGAGCAACCCGAGTTGTCAGCCTTCAATAAGACAAGGTTAGTGACTGACACGCTTCCTTGAATAAAGTAACACCTTAAACCAAAATCTCTTGTGAACAACGATGGTAGTCGTGAGAATTGTCCAGATCTTGTGTGAAAAGTGTTAAAATTAAAAGCTCTATTGATACAATCATCCGGTAGCGACACATTCCGATTATATCCATGAGTTGAGCCACTTCTCATGCGCCTTGCTATAACAACTTCGGTCCCAAGGTCGAATCTTTTCTATACTTTAATCTTAGCAGTTATTGTTTACTTTTGTCAAGCAGAGTCTTAACGAAATCTACCAAGCTACAGACGATCATAAATGCTACGAAAAAGAAATCAAAAGTATCGTCCTTCGTATTGAAATGGAAGTCTCCTGTAAACATACCAACTAATAGTAGTACTGCTGCAATCGAACCTAAAATATTAATAGTTTTTGAAATCATAATCAATTCTCCTCTAAAATTTTAATTTTATTAAAATACACACTTTTCACATCATCAATGAAATCTTTGAAAGTAGTTCCCATTCCAACATAGTGTAGTGGTACACATTCAATATAAGCATCAATTAACATTTTAAGCTTATCATCATCTTGTGTAGAATTCAACTCTTGTCGCCAAATAATTTCTGTTACACGAGAATGTTTGATTATATCAAGTTTAGTTAGTGGTTTATTCAAAATCAAGTACCTCTTTCAAATCGTCTAACATTTTCAAGATAACTTTATCACTTTCTTCTACATCGCGCAAGTATTTATTAATAGTAAATGAATGCGATGAATAAAGTTCCTCTTCCACAAACCATTTCTCATCTTTGATGAAAGCCTCTTGTGGAAGGTTAATTTTCTGATAAAGTTTATGTTTTGTCAACAAGTAAATATCCTTTTCATCAAGATTTTGTTTTGCTTGATGAAGAAGTTCCAACTTTGTGACAGAAACTGTGACTTCTTGAGAATGTGTTGCTTTAAGTTTTATTGTCATAACCCTAACACCCTGTCACCAATATCCATTTCTAACATAATGTTGCACACTTCTTCAAAAGCTTTGAACTGATCTTCTGGAATATAATAATCAATTTCTCTAAGAGTAACATTTGTTTGCTCATATTTAAAACCAGCAAACACATAATGTACTAACAATTTATAAGCTTCTTTAGTTTGTGATGGATTTACAAAATTAATAATTTTCATCAATCAACACCTTTAATTTAATCAGACAATCTTCTCCTGCTGAACATTTCACTACAAACTCTGGATTCTGCACAGCATGTTTATAAGCTATACCTTCATACAAGTCCATAGCGAGCTGTTCTACAGCAAGATAATAACCTTCATACCTTTCAAAACAATAAATTTCCATTTCATTTATCATAAGCTCACTCCTCAAACCAACCAATTGCACACTCTGTGTTAGGTTCTACTTCTGTAAAACCTCTGTCAACATGAATATGATATAACGCGTCCTTGTTGTCAAGACAATATTGTTTATATTCTTCAAACTTCTTATCGCTTGCTGTAAGGACAACTACAACATCATCCCAAGCATCTGTGTCACCACAAACTTTACCAAGCTCTTTACCGATATGTGTACACACAGCAGCAAGTTTTTGTGGTGAGAGTTTAAGGCTCTTTCGGTAATAGATTTTAATTTTCATGAAATCTCCTCTCTGATTTTCATAAGTAATTTACCAAGATTGTTTTCACCTTCATTAGTTTTAAGACTTACACCCCAAAAGATATCATTCCACCAATTCATTTCTACAAGTTCTACATCTCTAGTCTCGATGAGTTTTTGACGTAGAATTGGGTTATGTTCAGAGAACTTATATCTTAAACTATATTCCATAACATTGATTTTAACTTCATCCCAATCCGATCTCCATTCATGTTTGAGAGAATTGACATATTTCTTCAAACCTTTGCTTGGGTGATTAGATATCTCTTTCCTATGTACACTACCTTTATCAAATTTCATTGCTTGGTAAAAGTGTTCATTTGTGGTAAAGGTTAGTCCAAAGTAAAACATTGGTTTTTTCGAAATATGTAAAGTTTGATAAGAATGAGAATTCTTCTCTGAAACCTTTTTCTGTTTGGTTCATAAATCTTTAGTCTCCAGTCCATATTTAATGTCGTGTTCTAACTTTAATTTTATCCTATTCAACCCGAATAGAACTCTATCTTCTGTTGTATCATCTATAAACTCTATAACCCTATCCAATTTAGCTTTTTGCCATTGCAAATGTGCTTCCTCTGGAGTGCTAAAGTATCCTAAACTTTTAGACTTACCTTTATAACAAATACCCGCCCTGAAAGAATTATTCCACCTGTAATAGTTCACACCTATAGGATAATTACCTCTAGTCTTATCACTAAGGGTTAGGAATGTATTTAAATCTCTGCTTATAAAGATACAAGTATCCGGTGAATACTCTTTATTATTCTCTATAAGTAAATCTTTATCAAGCACTTTATTCTCCCAATCTTGTAATTCCATCCATGCCTTAAAGTTTGAGAATAATTTCCATTCATCACATATGTAACAATCCCTGTAAGTTTCCTTAAGTTTATGATAGGCTGGAGAGTAACATCTTTGTAAGATGTTGTGCCATTTTAAATGGTAAGGACATTGCCATAAAAGTTTAGATTTATTAATACCGTCTTCAGTTTTCCATCTAATCCTTTCCTCCTGTTTATAATCAGCATTGTTTATGCCTACCCCAAAAACTAATCTTTTACTCATATCAAACTCTTCTCCTTACAATATTTCCAAAATTTAATTGATTCCTCAGATACTTTCACATGAAAAGGTTTAACTTGCTGTTTAAGGTGAATTTTGTTAATGTCAACACCTCTACTTAATCCAAGATACAAAAAGTTTGTCGCAAAGTCTCCCATCTTTTTCCAAGTGTATAAGTAATCTTCTCCAAGGTCAATAATATAATCTGTGCTAATTGTAAGCCCTTGTGACTTCATAATGGAAATACTTGAACTAGGTAGTACAGGCAGACACACCATAGAACCAAGAATTTTCTCTTTAACTTTGGTTGTGATTTCACCAGATTCTTTATCAACAACATCTTCTGTGTAGACTTCTTTGTTTTGCCATTCGTTTAAAGTTACATATTCTTCTTTTCCTGAGTGGTCAAACTTAATATAACAACCTTCACTATCCGCAAGAGTTACAATTCCTGTGCTACCATTACTCCATCTACCATATTCTTCATTGGTGATTGTCATAACTTTCAAACCTTTACAAATAGTCACCCCATTTTCTCTTACCAAAGTGTCTTTGATATTGAAATCGCCTTGTATTAAAGCAGGAAAATGAAACTTTTCATTTGGGTTATTGTTTAACACACTTTCGTTAATACTATCAACTTGTTTATTGGTAGCTGCAAGATAAATCCACTCAGGGTTATATTGATTGCTTTGACGTTTATTTAACCACTTGAAGCATTTATCAAAACGTTCTTTCTGGTTGTATCTGATCACATCAAGGCAAGCTTTGAAAACTTTATCTTCTTGGCGCTCGACTTTATCTAGAACATAGTACTCAAAATTAAATCTACCCCATACAGACGATTCAAACATCAAATGTGAACCCCATCGAGATTTTAGTTCAGCCTTCAAATCATCATCTGCAATAGTTACAGATTGTCCTGTATCACCTACCAAGACTAAACGAATATTACGCTTCTTACGTTTACGGTATTTTCGATTAAACCTTTCCAATCTCCTCCAAATAACATCTAGATTATCAGAGTTCAATAAGAAAGCTTCATCTATCAAAATAATCTTAATCTTATCTGAACCACCTAATAAACCTGAAGATTTGGAAGAAACTTTCTTGTAGTCATACTCTGTAGCAGGTTTAATTGGTAGTGAAAGATAAGCGTGTGCTGTCCCATATGAGCAAGATAAGTTTTGGGAAGCTACCCCTGTACTACAGAAAACAGCTAACTCTTCACCATACCACTTTTTGAGAAGTTTAATCATCTCCCCTTTTCCAACACCAGCAAGACCTTGGAGAATTCCATGCCTGTTGCTTGAAATGAATTTGTGTAAAAACATTTGTTGTTTTTCATTCAAAGGTACTGATGCTGAAGCAATTAAATCATTAACACTCTGCAACTTTTCATCAATCACAATTCTCCTCCAAAGTATGATCAAGCGCCCCAAAAGCACCTTCTTCACGAATCAACTTTTCTGGATAAAGCCCTACCTCTATCAAAATTCCATTTTCTTCAAGAAGATTAATCCCGATAGTATTCACTTGCACAAAATTATCTACATCATCAAAATGTGTATGCAAATGTACAATAGGTACATCTTCCAGTGCAAGTAATTGTCTTGCTAGTTCATGTGTTGTCATTTAAGTTTATCCTCTCTGATCACTCTTTCTGCCTCACGCCATGTACAGAGACTGTTTTCCTTACAATAAATATCCCACATACTAAGGCAATATCTTTTAACAGGTAGAGTTTTGTAAAAGTTTAAGAAGAACCTTTTCTTAGGTATGTACAAATTTTCATGGTGTTCGTGTTTAATAATTTTGTACTTTTGTAGTAATAATATGCAGAATATATCTACAACTACGAGTAATGTCAATACAATTAAAATTATATCCATAATACCTCCTATTTCTAACTGAGAGCCTTTCTCAGACGTTTTAACCTTTAAAATGGATAATCACCTTAGTAAATATCAAATCTTCTCTAAGAGCTTGTGAGAAGTTAATCCATCAATGCCATATAAATCATACTATCTGCTTCTTCAAGACGTTCCTTTGCATCAACTAAATATTCTGTATACTCAGGATGTTCTTTTATAGCATAATTAATCTTTGCTTGCAAGTATTCTAAGTCTTGCATGAGTTCTTGTAGTAAAGTCATTCTATTCTCCCCTAATCTTCAAAGGTTTTGGTGGTGGAGGTGGTGCTTTAGCACGGGTATGTTCCTCTTTAAACTCACACTTTTCACAACCATTGAATTCTTTGCAACAACGTGATCCAATACCAAAGAAGCTTTTAGGTACATTCTCATTTTTACACCAAGCACCTTTATCATTGTAAATACAATTTATGTTGATATTCATTCCCACTCCTTAATCTCATCTTCAATTTGTGCAGGAATCCATGTTGAATCCGATTCATCTCCTGCAAATCTCCACAAACCTTTATCGACACGATAGAATACAAACCTATCACCATTCCAGAAACGGAGTTTACGTTCTCCAAGTAATTGTGCCATATCACTGCCTCCAAGTCAAAGCTTCATTGTACATTTGCATTGCTTCAGTATCACCTTTGTTGGAGAGATATGTTACTAATGAACAAAATGCAATCATCCCTAACATTTTCAACATTTGGTAAAATACAAACATATTTACAAAAATAATCGTGAATAATATTACCACACCTTTCCAATATTCTTCTGCAGGACTAACATGAATGCTATCACAAAAGTGATAAGTTACGGTAGTTAAGGTTGCAAGAAACAAATTTAAAATCAAACTTTCTCGATCATTCTTCCAACTCCATTGACGTTTAAACAATTCCCAAAAACTAAACTTTTCCATAATATTTCTCCTAATAAAATTAAACCAGACATGCTAAGATTAACACATCTGGATATATTGTCAACTAGTTTTCAATAATTTCAAATACTAAGTATTGTAGCATCTCAATGTCGCCATGAAGAATGTCATATTGTTCCAAAGTTAAACCTTCTGAGTAACGTGTCATTGTGTCCTTCAAATCAGCAAGCTTTTCTGAAACTTCTTTTAATTTAGTAAGTTTCATGTTTTCTCTGTCCGAATAAACTTCCACAACTTCATATACATCTTGGTCATCGAATTTCAAAGGTACATGCGTTGGTGCCATAATATACTTCTTAAATTGTAATTCGATAGGTACATTAAAACGACTACGTTTCCAAGCTGATTTTGCATCACTAGCTTTGTTCCAACTACTTTTACCTGAATCAGCTACCCACTGTTGCAAAGTGTCTTTGTTACGAATTATGAATGTGCTCATATTTACTTCTCCTTTCTAATAGTACAATTGTTTGATGAACCAAGAACCATTTCAAATCCCTGCTTCATTACTTCTCGCAACTTATCCTCTATAACATAAGGTGCTATAAACTCATCGAATACTTGTACAACTAAATAATCAGTATTCTGTAAGAAGTAGTTCATAACATAGTCATTAATCAACCCTCCTGCATATTGTAATTCGTAACCAAAATTACAATAGAAACAGTCACGTATTTGATAGTGAACTTCTTCTAACTTATCTAGTATTACTTTCGTTGGAAATACAGGGCAGTAGAGTTTACCGGATTCGTAGAGTGCTTCTGCATCATAAGTTTTACGTAATGCTGATATAAGAGCTTTATCTGCTTGTTCATAAGATTCAGTGTTGAACATGATAAGCAGTGCTTTCTTGGCAACATCTCTCATAATACTTTTATCTATACCAAAAATTTCTATATCATAAGGGTCTTCCATAGGTTTGGTTAGGTGTAACATTTGGTAAGCAATAGACGGTTCAAAACCTTTGTAATCCAACCTAACCACATTGTATTCATCTATAATCAGCTTACTACGGTCTTCTTTAGACAACTGTTGAATACTTCCACCCTGCATATATGTTCTTCCACCTTTTGTTAAGGTTTCATTGTAAACTTTATAACTTTGTACATCAAATTGAATATCATCTAAAGATATGGTATGGGATAGAGACCTTGTATTGTAATCTTGTAAATACCCACGAACCTCTTGTTTATGTGTGTTCATCTTAAAAGTCTTCTCCTTACCATCTTTATCTCTAAGAAATAATACATTCATCATAGGATCTTGTCCAAAAGTATTTTCATAGTTCATATAGAGTTCAATTAGTTTTGTTTCAGCAACAGCGTACGAAGGATGTGTATCAACAGGTCTCCATTTACCATCTACATAACCCCAACCCTCATAGCCACCTTTAACTACATCAATATAGCTTTCATGATATAAGAAGTCAAATAATTTCATGGTGTATGTATAGCTAATCTTTCTCTTGGTGTCACGACCATTAACAATAACATGTTTACTATAGTGATTCTGGTTTAAGGTTAGAGGTATCTTACTCCTACCTTTTCTTATCGGATAGAATGAATTCAAGACCCAACACTTAACGACATTAGTTATCTTTTCTTCTCGACTACTGGTGATATTTAGCATCTCATGATCAACAAGGTATTCAGTGAACTCCTGTACTAATACTTCAACAAGTCTATTAAACCCTTTATTAATATTATAATCTAATTGATACATTATACTCCTCTTTTAAGTGTATCATGGGGAACACCCTACTGTTAGTATTGAAAATTTATAAAATAATACATAAAATCTCCTATAACTCTATGAATCATAAGAGAAATTTTGTATGTTATAGGAGGAAACAGCGTGTACCACAGGTGTTATTTTGTTAATTCACGTTCCCCTCTAACCAGACATAAGCAATAGTATTCTTCTTCATCACCACGCTTTTTAGCCCTGTACATACGCTTAGTAATATTACTTTGTGATAACTCCAATGAACGTAAGAAATTTAAACGTTCGTGATTAATTTCAATGTTATTCATAAACCCTCTCGAATACTTTGACCTATACCTAATTATACACTATTTACATCCTACATGTCAATTATCATGGACAGATAGTCAATAATTAAAACCAAAATAACCTACTCACAAATCCACACAAATAAACTCCAATCAAGATTAATAACTTATAATCAAAAGGTTTACTCTCACTAGAAGGAACATCATCTTTGACATAGCGCACACCAATTGGTGGTGCAGGAGGTTTTGATTTTAATTGATTTTTCATTTAGAACCTCTGAACAGTCTTTCTGGCCTTTTAACAATAGTGTCATTATCTTCTACAGTAACCCACCACCAATCACTAAAATCATTAACCCTCCGAATTAAGGTGTACTTCTCTTTTGTATGAATGTCATAGACTACTTGGTCTTGTATATAGGAATTACTGCTCATAAGTTCATCTCCTCTAAAGTATAAACATAGTCAACAATATCCTGCACAGAAATATTACTGTCTTTCCAAGACTTACAACGGCTACCTTCACCTGAATCCGCAAGGTTTTGATTAGTTTGATTATGTTTATTCTCAAAATTCTTCAACATTTTAACAATCTGATACGTCTCAGGAAATTTATCCATCATCTTCTGAACATCAGGATGTGGTGGAGCTGGATAAGGTGTTTTCATAATTATACTCCCTTAGTTAATCTTAGTTTACCAATAAAACCTTTAGCAATATTAAAGAAGCTGTGAGTTTTCTTATTCTTGCTATGTTCTTTCTCTAAGGTAAGCATACATGACTTAATAGCATAATCCCAACCTTTCTGGAATTGTTTATACCGTTCTTCGGCGCGCTGGATACCTTCTTTTGTCATAGGTAACATATGTGCCTCTGATCTACGCCATGCATGATAACATGCACTCTCGCCTTCTTCTTTATCAAAATTATCCATTACTTTCCTCCATATCTTCAATCTCAAAACAATCAATAAATGCAAACTTTCCATCATCTGCAAGAAACTCTTTCAAGTAAGTAATAATGTCACCATCATAATACTTCTGCAGAGATTCCTCATCAATAAAGAAGCCTTTGCTGTAAGATAATTTTAGGTTAATGTAATCTTTGCTCACTTAATCATCCTCCAAATAATAGTATCTACAATTTCAACAATTTCTTCATCTTCCAGAATGTCTGGCATACTAGTATCATACTCTGAAAGGTACAACCCACTTTCTGTCCAAACTTCTTCATCCAAAAGGTATTCTCCATAGAAGTGTGCTGTTGTGTCATCTTCATAGAAATTACCTTGCCATAAATGTTCATATTTAGATTTACTCATACATACCTCCAGTGTAAGTATAATACTTCTCAGACAACGTGTAAAGCTTGTGGTAAGGTTTTAACCTCTAAGATGATAAACTACCTTAGTTAATATTAATTCTTCACCACAGAGCTTACAGATACTATCTAAAGCTACATACTATGTCCTTACGGATTAATCTTCAAGATTATACTGCACCCAACAAATTTCCTCTTGCTCAGAAGGACTCAGAATTGTGAAAGGTACTTTCTTAAAGTGATAAGGTTGGTCTTGTTCTTTGATGAACCAACCAATATGATGCTCACGACCTTTATCATTTTTATTCCAGACTTCAAATAACTAAATGTGCAACAAGTGCAACATATTCACACCAAGGTGTGCATTTTATAGTGACGCTGTTATCTGTCGCCACTGAAAACATTATAGTTGTTTCAAACATTCTGTCAAGATATTTCTTGCAGCATTCAAATCTCTATCTATACTAGAACCACAATCACAACTGTATGTTCTATCTGACAGTTTTAAGTCTTCCTTGATGTTACCACAAACACTACACAGTTTGCTTGAAGGGAAGTATTGGTCAACAAACAATACTTTACATCCTCTTAAGAAGGATTTATACTCCAATTGTCTACATAACTCGTACATACCAACATCAGAGATCATACGTGATAAATTCTTGTTACCATTCTCAAGCATACCTTTGACATCTAAGTCTTCCATGCAAATTATTTCATATTCTGATGTCAAGTAGTCACTTACTGAATGTAACAATGATTTACGTTGTTGTGCAACATAGAAATGTAGTTTACTAATATTTTGCTTGGTTTTCGCTCTACGATTACTACCTTTCTTTTGCTTTGCAAGTCTTTGTTGCAATTTAGCTAGTTTACTTAATTGTTTAGAAAGTCTATTAGATTTTCCAATACATACACCTTCAGACGTGGTAACTAATGCCTTGATACCCAAATCTATACCAACATGTTTATTGCTTGTAGGTTGTTTAAGATTATACCCAGACTCTACTTCTACCAACACAGATGCAAACCATTTACCACCTGTTTTACTAATTGTCAATTGTTTAGGTTTACCTGTAAATCGAAGTTTTTCTCGTAAAGATATAGGAGGTAGACTCTTAACTTTATTGAATTTCTCTATACGAAGTTCTCTGCCGACAACAGAGAATTTAGGTGATTGAGAGATTCTAAAGGAATCTTTGATGCCCTTCTTCTTAAACTTAGGAAACCCTTTCTTATTTTTAAAGAAACCTTTAAAAGCATTTTCAAGATTGTCAATAGTAGATTGGAAGATCTCTGTACTTAACTCGTTGTACCAAGTAAACTCATTACGACTACTGTAATAAAACTCTCTCGCAGATTTCTTCGAAAACTTATTCTCTTTATTCGAGAAATGTGCAACCATGTTATTCCATAAATGACGGGAACTACCACAAGCACTTTCAAAGAATTGTTCTTGCTCAAGTGTTGGACGTATCTCTATCTTGTGTGCTAACAACATTATAAAATTCCCCATTTAAATATAATTGCAAATCCGCTTCCGTATAATACCTTCTATTGGTTGGTGTCCTACGAGCTTTAAATATACTAACTCTTCTCTAAAGCGATTACAGAAGCTTTAATAGTATTCTCTCAATAGCCAGCAAAGTTGTTCCTCTTCTTCTGTAGAGAGTCGGATTGGTAAACGCACAAATCCAACCTGTTGCTTCTCACGTTCAAACTTTGCAAGACCTTCTGAGTTTACAACAATCTTACCTAATTTACGATGTGTAAAACTATCTAAGTCTATAATATTCAATTCTTTATCAACTTTTAATGTAGTCATAATCAATCTCCTTAGTGTATAGTTTTACATGCATCGTAAAGATAATAGTTTCCATTTGAAGCAATTCCAGCTTCAAGTTCCATTTTAAGATGTTCCAAGCACATGTCAAGATCAAAGTTGCTTAAATATTCTTCATTAAGATTAATGTTGACTTCAATAGGGTAATCAAACAATTCAGAATAGAGTACCAGATCTAGACTTTCAAAAATACCAGAAGCATCTTCGTATTCACCAAGCTTGATTTCAACACTAAAACATTGTATCTCATTCTTGATACGACCAAGTAGTAAGTAAATTTGTTGCATTTCTTTCATAGGTTAATCCTTATAATTTGGTTAGTTTAGAGTAATTCGGAAAACTTCTCCAAGTACACCATTGCTCATCTGGGTAATCTTCATCAGCATACCAATCGAGTGTATCGTAACTTCCAAAACTATTGTCAACATTGCGATAGAATACCACATGGCTTTTAAACTTTCGGTAATGTGTTGCACCTTGTGGTGGATTGTTAATCATCTTAATAAAAGTTTCTTTCTTCATAACTATCTCCTTTTCAAAATTTACCTTAATCTTAGCAAACAGAATCTTGTTGTCAATAAGTATTTTGTAGAAAATTTATCATAGGTAAAGGTTGACTTTGGTGAGAGAGGTGGTATGATTGAGGAAATTTGTATATGGAGGGTTTTATGAAGAGGAATAACAAGAGGTTGAAAGCTGCTAAGAGAATTATTCATGAAGAATACATTGATAAGTATGCTGAAAGAGGTATGTCTAAAAGCAGAATCTACAAAGAAATAAGTTTTAGATTAGGTTATGAATTCCACTGCGCAGATATGACACATGATACAGATTTTGACTATGTAGTTAGTGTTGTAAAAAGTGTAATAGAAGATTTACATGTAGAATATATGAGGAATTATTAAGGATAAGATCATGTTGGATGAAAAACAAGCTATTAAATTTTGGAATAATATTGCAAGAGGTGAGGTTATTGGTTACATTCCAGATTCACAACAGTATCAAGGTGATTATCTAACAAAACCTACATACTTAAGCACTATCTGTGATCAATTTGAATTACCTACACTTATTGTGCCTTACACAAGTCACTTTGGTGCTGGATACGGGTGTGCACCAACAAGTCATAAACCTAATAAAGATGAATGTTACAGAGTTGCTAATTTCTTGAGAAACTTAGCTGACAGTATTGAAAGTGCTGGAGAGTAGTTTATGACCTCAGAAAGATATGATAAGCGTCACAAAGAATTGTGGAAACTTATGTGCACTTATGATGATGAAGATAACAATAATCATCAAGTAATATCCTACTTCTGCAAGAGAAATCGTGGTGATGCAGAAGATGTTGGTAAAATAGTCCTAGAGGCTCCTGTGATTGAATATAAGCACCTTTTCAAGACAAGTGAAGCAAGACTACTGCTTAAGAATAAATACTCTCAGAAACGCTTCTGGGAAGGAAATACACATACTTGCAATGTCATTGCTAATTTAGAACATTATCTAAGGCAGGCAGAAGATGAATGCTGTGGCAAAATATTATTGACAAGCGAAGAAATTGCGTCTATTCTTGGAAAGAAATCTAAACGTTGAGGAGAAAACTTAATATGATTAAAACTTATATTACACTTGACAAGGCTATTGCAAATGTAGAATACTTTACAACACCAAACAAGAAGGGTAAGACAAAATTAGATACTTGTGAAACAGGATTTACTTGTTATGCAAACAGTTTGCATGTTGTAAAAGACTATGCTTGTAATGGTAAACTGTCTGTTCCAACACAAGCAGAGAAAGCACAAAAAGTTTTGGATAAATTAGGGGGTAAGTAATGAAGAAGTATGAAAATTGTATTGGTTACGTAGAAGGTGTAAATCCTTCACCTACAAACAAAGTAACTTTTAGTATTATTGAACTATTTGGAGAAACACCTGTACATCCAGATAAGTTTGAAAAGTTGGATCCACGATTAAAGTGGTTCGGCATTTGTAAAGAAAGTAAAAGTTTTTGTGTAGGTTGTGGTACACTTACGCCACATATTCCTTATGAACATCACACAGAATGTGGACATTATCTATCAAAAGAATATTGTCAAGAAATGGAAGTTTATAAAATTAAATGTATGGGCACTGAAAAGCAACGTTCCCAGCCACTTAAGGTTGAATTAAAGAGTGGTAAACTTTTGATTTCAATTGGTATTGACAACCTTGCATATGCCGTAAGTCATTCTGATAATTGGAACGAAGAAGATAAGATTGTTGATACATATGAGTTTGCAAGAGATATTAAGACTACAATTTCAGATGATGGAGGTGAAGGAACAATTTACCATCTGTTTGATATGGCAGCAATTGAAGCAGCAGAACATGGAAGTCTTGGTGTAGAATTTGGAGAGGATAAATAATGCCGGCTATTAAATCTGATGGAGGAAGTTCTTCATATTACGATATTGAGATTCCAGAGTGGCTATTGGAAAAACTTAATGCACGTAACATGGATGGTAAATGTTTTATCAAAACAGAAGAGATTAATGAAATTTTAGGTAATGATTTCAATTATTCTACCATTTTCAAGAGTATGGTTCGAGCTATCTCTATTGAGAATGGTATTGGTAAGGCAGGGAATACACATAGTTATGAGTGCAACAAGGTTCGATATTATATTGACCGTGTAGAAGATAAATTTAACCGAGGTAAATCTAATGCAGAAGAAAAAGATTGCAGTTGACATCGACTTAGTTTGCACAGAAGATTTGGGGAATCGATGGTGGGATTATTTGGTGATGCTTTGGAAAGATCATCTGACAGATGATAATTATTACCAATTCGTCAAGGATTATGAAAATGGTTGTGCAGAATATAATCTGACAAAATACTTCAATCTACCAGATTATGCAGACCCTATGCTGTTCTGGAAACAAGATAACCTTTATGATGAAGAACCTCTTGCAGAAGGTTGTTATGAAGTCGTCAAGAATTTATGGCAAGCAGGTTTTGAGATTTACTTTATTAGTGTAACAGAACCAGCACATATGCAAAGCAAGAAAGATTACCTTGCACGAAGTTTTGATTTTATGGATAATATCAATTTTGTTGCAACAGATGCTAAGGATTGTATGGATGGTTGTTTTGCAATAGTAGATGACCGTCTAGATAATCTTAACGGATTTGAGAATAATGATACTCTTCGAATTTTATTTGACACACCATATAAACAGGATGTAGAATCAACACAAGATTACAAACTTGCTAAGAATTGGCAGGATGTAGAAGATTTTATTTGCCAGAGAATGGAGGCACTATGAAACGAGTAATGATTACAGATCCTGTGTATGAAGGTATGACTGGAGAAGTGGTATCAGTTTGCACAGATGGACAACATCCTATGGCAAAAATTAAACTTGATGCAGATGGAAGCTTTTTGTTTCTATTTCTAGATGAATTTGTTGATATTAAAGAGGAGAATATTTAATGAAAGCACGTACTATTGAGAAAACAATTAAAGAGAAAGTTCTAGATTGGATGAATTCACTTCCTGTAGAACTACAAGAATATGTTGGTAGCAAAGTTGTTGTAACAGGTGGGAGTATTGCATCTATGTTCCTAAAAGAACCTGTGAATGACTATGACATCTATTTTAAGAATATTAAAGCAGCTATGATGGTAACACGTCATTACTGTCAAGAATGGATTACCAAAAACAATGAAGCTTCCAAAGCAGGCCATGTTAGTAAATCAATTGTACCTAAATTACGTCTAACCTTTTCAGAAGATCTAGGTGCGGATAAGAAAGGTAATATTGCAGCAATTTTTACACACAAAGAGTCAAACACTCATTACCCTAATGGTAAGATGGTAATTCACCCAGAAGATGACGGCCTGAACACACTATTTGATTCTGCAAATTACTGGTCAGAAGTAGAACGTGTTGAAATCTTTATTCAGAGTGCTGGTATGGTGGGTGAAAACCCCGACGAAGAGTATGACTATTTTGAAAGTTGTGAACCGCAAGCTGCAGAAGATTACATTGATAAAACTATTATGTCAGAAGATGCGTTGGAATCTAAATGTGATAAGTACCGCATTGTGTTTATGTCAAGTAATGCTATTACTCTGAGTGACCGTGTTCAACTCGTAATTCGATTCTTTGGTGAACCAAGTAAAATTCATGATACATATGACTTTATCCATGCGACAAACTATTGGACAATGAAAGAAGGTCTTGTTACAAACACTAAAGCTCTTGAAGCTATTCTAGCTAAAGAATTAGTTTACAGTGGAAGTAAATACCCTCTTGCAAGCATCTTCCGTACACGTAAATTCTTGAAACGTGAATGGACTTGTCATGTAGGTAACTATGTCAAAATGGCAATGCAGTTGAATGATATGGATTTGTGTGACCCAGAAGTTCTTGAAGAACAGTTGACAGGTGTAGATGCTGCATACCTACATCAGATTATCCGAGCAGTTAAAGATAAGAAGAAAGATGATCCAACCTTCGAATTTAATTCAACTTACATTTGCACACTAGTAGACCGTATGATGGGTGTAACTGGTCAACAACCAGAAGATATTGAGGGTGTTCTATGATAACAAAAGAGTTAATCAACAAACTATTTGATGTTTGTGAAAAGTTAGATTTAGATTTCACAATATTTAATATAGGTCTGCACGAAGATAGTTTAGAAATTTATACTGCCGAGGAACATGATGAGTACCTTTATCATGGGTCTATGGGTGTTGAAGCTAAGTGTGAATCTGACATAACAGATTTTCTAAGATCAGTACGTGCCCAGAATAAATATTACAAGAATAAGGAGAACAACATTGACTAAAAAAGAACTAACATTGGCAGACATTCTAGCCTTTCAAACAAAAGTTATTGATTGGAATCAGATTTTTGGTATTAATCCTGATTCAAAAGAGTATACAGGACTTTATCAACAATTGACTTTTGAAGAATGTTTCAAGGAAAACGAGTTAGTAGAATCTATTGAGAAAGGTGATATGGTTGGAGTAGCAGATGCTTTGGCAGACAATCTATTCACCTGTCTGCAGTGGGCTGTGCTTGATGGTAAGCCTCTAACGCTTGATGACAAGCAATGGTTTGACAGAGTTGTCAAAGGTAATGACATGAAAACTATTGCTCTTGAACAATACAAGGATGCTGTTGTCAATGGTGATTCATATAAAGCACAAACATCACTTTTGCACCTATTAGAAAGCTATTCAGATGTAATTGATATTATTGGTGCATTCAATCGTGTGCACGAAAGTAACCTTTCTAAAGCTGTACATGAATCAAAAGATATTGACATTTCTGCAGAGATTGCTAATATTGAATCACAAGGTCGATATGGAGATGTAACTTGTGTGAAAAGTGGAGAATATTGGGTATTCAAAGCTGGACAAGATGTGAGAGATGCTGTAGTATTTGATAAACCAAAAGTGGTGAAAAGTAGTCACTTCCAAGATGTGAATAATCTTGGTGGATTAGGTCAATTCGTATATTAAATCTTGAGGATAATATATAAAATTACCTATGATATACAACATAATTTAGAAACACAATATTTTATAAACTAAAGGAGAACAAATATGACAGAACAAAATAACACACAAGTATCAATCATTCCAAAATCAGATGAAGCTCGTGAAAAGTTTTATGCACGTTGCAATGAATGGATTGGATTGCAATATCAGATTGAATCAGCACAGGAGGCTCAGAAAGAGTTGATGAATCTTATTGCAGATGATTTTGTAGAAGCTAATCCTGATGTTAAAAAGGGTGATGTTAAGAAACGTACAGGTTTGATGATTAAAGAGTTTCTCGAAGGTAAGGCTACAGCAGAAGCACAACTTTGTGACGATGTTCTTGGTGACTATTCAATTGCACAGAAATTCTTGAAAGGGTAATATTTATGACACTAAATGAACTAATGGATGAACTACAAGATTTGAAAGATTCAGGTGTAAGTGGTGGAACTGAAGTACGAGTTTATGCAGATCATGGACAAATGAGTATGACTTGTGGTGGAGCTGGAATCTCTTATATTGAAGAGGAAGGTTACAGTGTGGAGAGTATTCACCCTGATGACTTAGAGGACTATCCTGATGCAATTAAAGTTGTAGAGGTTTGGGGATAATTTTATAGGATTATATTCCTAATAATGTGATATTGTTGGGAATATAATCCATGTTTTGGTGGAGATTAAGTTCTCCCATTTTGGTAATAACTTATTCCAAAAGGTTATTTCACAAAACAATGATTTCCTGAGAAAATAGAATATTACCTTTGATAAAGGAGAATAACTTTGACAGAAGAAGTAATAATTCTCAGGATAGATGAAATTATGGAGAAGATTGTCTCTGACCAAACAGGGACTTTCCTGCACATAGAGAAAACTATTCTGAGGGAGTGGATTGAGGATGTATTGATGGAGATTGTGGATGGATGATGTAGAAGTATTATACGATGGAGATTTAATAACACGTAAGGAAGCCTTTAATAGTAATGGGGTATATTATTTTACAGGGAAGCCTTGCAAGTACAACCATATAGATAGAAGAGAGGTATGCTCTGGGCAATGTGTTAGATGTAAGCGGTTGAGAACTAGTCGGTATAGGAATGAAGGTTCCGTCGATAAGCCCATAAAACCAACACCCTCTGTAGAGAGGCTTATCTACCTCTTTAATTTTGATTTGGATAAAGGTATTATTTATTACAAAGAACGTCCAAAAACCTACTTTAAAGATCTACGAGCATATAAAGCTTACAATACAAGATTTCTTGGAAAGCAAGCCGGAAGTTTGCAGAAGTCTGTAGGTTATAGGGAAATACGTATTGACGGAGAGTTGTTCAGGGAACACAGAGTTTTGTGGAAAGTTGCTTATGGGAAAGATGCTGATAGTCTTATAGATCATATAAACGGAATAAAAGAAGATAATCGCCTCACAAATCTCAGAGAAGGCACTAACCAAGAGAATAGTGCCAACAAAACCCCCAGTAGGAATCATACAAGTTACAAAGGTGTTACGTATCGTAAAGGTAAGTGGGATGTAACTATATCCAAAGATAACGGAGAAACGATTGCTCGTAAGTCTTTTAATTCTGAAATAGAAGCTGCAAAATATTATAACAAAAAGGCTAGAGAATTCTTTGGTGATTTTGCAAAACTTAACATTATAGAGGAAAATGATGACAAATAAATTTTCAATGAGTTTCAAACCTTCGGGACAGGTTGTTGATAGTGGTGAATTAGACCAGAAGAAAGAGTTTATTCGTGATGAAAGTGATAATAAGTTATTTTCAAATATTCAGGTTGATGATATAAAGTCCGTCACCGATGAGAACACAGAATGGTATCTTGATGGAGACGGGATCGTCTGGAAGTCATGTTCTTCTGTAGAAAGCCTATACCTTGAAGTGACAAACCTTGTAACAAAAGAGACCTTTGAGATTGAAAATATAACAAAATTTAAAGGTTCAACAAAAGAGATTTCCGAAAACTCATGGTTAGGTACTGAGAATGTTAAAAGATTAGCTAAAGGTTTAGAACCATATACTGTGGACGATTTTGAAATCAAGCAGAAATCAAGATTGAATTATAGTTCCGAGGATAAAGCTTTTGAACAAGTTCAGATCATGATTAGAACTAAACTTAAAAACCTAAGACAACAGTTCCTGATTGATAATATTAGATTCTGTATTGGGGAAGGTAAATGTTTCAGGAATGATGTACCTACTGTAGAACCTTATAAGGGTCAACGCTCCGAACTCAGACCAATCTTACTAAAGAGGACAAGAGATTGGGTTATTAAAGATTTAAATGGCTTATTAGCACCACAAGGTTACGAAAATGATGACTTCGTAGAGTGGCATGGGGCTGAGGGGTTTAAGAATTTTAAGAAGACTAATATCTTCACAAAAGGGGTCATAGCTGAAGATAAGGACGCACTATCAAACGCAAAGTTGTTGATATCGTTCGGGGTACATACTGGAGAAGACAACCCTAATAAAGGTAAATTTAAATTCCCAAAACCTTGGTTGATTGGTGACACGTCAATGTCTGTTGGGGAAATAGATCTAGTAGTGAAAGGGGTTAAAAATCCTAAAAAGGAATGTAAAGCCACAGGACTTAAGTGGTTGATTTTACAGGCATTTTTCTTAGGTGATACCTCAGATCATTATAAACCATTACAACATTTACGAGAATATAAGACCAATTATGGTGATGTTCAGGCATATAATGATTTTGTAAGTCTAAAAACACCACAGGAAGTCTTACAAAAAGCGGTAGACCTATATGCAGAAATGTTCCCATATGGTATTACATACACTGACCACAAAGGGGTGCTTCATGACGTACCAACTATTGAATATATGAACACGTATTTTAAAGTTGCTTATATGACTAGATCTCCTTCTGATCCGACAGATTTTTATGTGTTATGTAAAGCTTTCAATGTTGATACAAGTAAAATCACCAACAACAATCTTTACTATCCACCACAAAAAGTATATGTTGGCAATGAAGAACATTCTCAAGAAGTTATGTCTCTTGTAGAAAGCATTCTCAAAGATGACCTCAAAGGTTTCAAAACTTTGAAAAAGGCTGATGCTGCAGAACGGATTGATATTATCAAAGCGAAGCTTGAATCAATTAATTTTGATAGTCATTATGAAATGCAGCAAAAACGCAAGGAACATTTGGAGGTAAGTGAATGACCAAAATACTGGGTATTGACCAATCATTATCTAAATGTGCTTTTGTTCAGATGGTTGATGGCCTTATACGGAGGTATTATGAGGAAATTCCCCAATAGAAAGGCAAGAGATCTTTATTTTAGAAACCGAAACCATGTTTTAGGTAAACTGTTCCCAACTAAAGGAGGGCATGTCTTTGTAGTTAGTGAATATATAACTAATAGTGTAATACATGGAAATTTCTTAGGGTCTACAGTAAAAGTAACAACAACATTACGTAATCTTAATAATGGATTGATAAAACATCCTTGCGAAAAACAAATGGTATTAGAAGGTACTATTAATTGTAGCAAGAAATATGGGGAGATGTATCTTGAAAATTATGTCACCAGTTCTATTGTGTTTGTAAGATTTTTAAATACAGGTAGTACTACAAAAACTACGTTTAAAGCGTTTAGATCTGGTAATGTCAAGGATTATGAAGCTCCAACTGTTTATGGAAAAGGTATTTTAGGTTCAGGGGAATTCAAATTATCAAAAGACCCATCTGATATTGTAAATATCGCATACAAAAAGTGGAGTGCCATGTTAAGAAGAGTATATGTTTCTGACCATATACACAAAGACCCTACATACAAAGATTGTGTGGTAGATGCGATATGGTTGAATTTTCAGAACTTTGCAAAATGGTATACAGATTCTTGTGTAGATACTACTTATGAACTTGATAAAGATTTATTATTTAAAGGTAATAAATTATACTCACCCTACACATGTACACTCTTACCAAAAGAGATAAATACTACCTTAACCAAGAATGATAAAAACAGAAGTGATTATGGTATCGGTGTAGGCTTAAGAGAAAATGGTACATATAGATCTAATAGTAAACTTAGTAACTACTATAAAAGTAGAGATCAAGCATTTTTGGAATACAAGCTATGTAAGGAAGGTAGATTACAGAAGTTGGCAGAAAAATATAAAGACACTTTAAGTAAAGATGCTTATATAGCTTTATATGATTATAAAGTACTAATGGGGGATTAAATTTTTAATGATTATATTTGCAAATGACCAATCCTATAGTAATTTTGCGGTTGTTGTCTTCAAAGATGGTATTCCTATTGACAGAGAAGTCTTCCATACAGGTGGTGTCAACAAGAGTAATGAAGATAAAGTGTTTGGTGAATACTTCCCTACTATGCAACAACAGTTGATGTACCTTATGCACCAATATGAAGAATTCTTCATGAAACATAAACCAGAGAAACTTGTCTTTGAAGGACTTGCCTTTGGTGCAAAAGGTGATAGAGTTTTTCAACTTGGTGGATTGTTTTACCACATTACAACAACTCTTTGTGAGAAAGGTTTGATTTTACCAGAAGATATTATCACTGTTACACCAACAGAAGTTAAATCTATTGCACGAGAAGATTTGATTGGTGATGAACAGTATGCTTCTGACAAGAACGGTATTATTTACCTCAAGAGTAAGAAACCTAAGCTCAATCCGATGAAAGAGAAAAAGTGGGTGAAGAAAGCTCTGTGTAATACTCAAGATGCTTGGTTGGTAGATGGTTATACAACTTCATCAAAGAGTAAACCAACTGGTGCACATGATATCCCTGATGCATATTATATTGGTAAAGCTTATCTAAGGAAGGTTAATGCCTAAACGTAGAAAGAGACGCTCGAAGTCAATAATTCTTGATGATAGAATGTGGGTTAAATCTACGGATGTGAAGGATGTCAGAGAAGAGAAACTTCGTGAGCAAGGGGGTAACTGTGCTATACACGGTAATCCTCCTGAGAAGCCTGTTCTCGACCATTCTCATATGTTCTATGAAGATAATTGTGATATTAATCCTTATAATGAACCGGGTCGCTGCAGAGGTGTGCTGGAATCAGCGGTCAACATGTTAGAAGGCCGATATCTGAAACTTTATCAAAAAGCACGTATTCAAGAAAAGTATGGAATTTCTTTTCCAGATATGTTGATTAATATGGGAGAATATCTTAAACTGGACAACTCCCAAGAAAAGTTTCATTATATGTATGTCACTGAGATGCGCAAGAAAGTTAAATATTGGAGGAAAGATTACTTGCTTTTGAGACTCAAAGAAGATTATAATCTTGCGCCAGATAGTAAAACTTTAATGGAAGATCTTGTTCAAATGTACATGCAATCTTGGGTTTATGACGTGGAGAAAATGTTTTGACAAAAGTTAATAAATATCAAGCAGTAAAACTTCTGAGTGCTCAGAAAATCTATGATGCTATGCCAGATGAAGACCTTTATCTTGGTAATGGTAAGTATTTGACAATCTATGATATTCTGGCAGGATTAGATGTTACCAAAGAGGATATTGAATATACAAATAATCTTACTTTTAAAGAACTAGGTTTATTGGATTAAAACAGTTGACAATAATTGTTTCTGTGTTATTATCAATATTCCTATGACACCAAAAGGAGAACTTTATGTACTGGCTAAAACGTTTATGGAAAAGATTGTTGTGTAGTCATTCAAATACACACTATACAGAAACAGAATGCTTTCATGTAACTACTTGTCAAGATTGTGGTCATCAACACCTTGAACGGAAGATTAGATGATGCGTAAATTAAAGAATAAACTCAAGCAGAGACTTGTGCCACACTTCGATAAAGCATTAGACTTTTCAATGCCAATGTTGCTTGGAACACTTGTTGCTTCTGCAATCTTGGTAAGTTGTGATGCAAAGAGTAGTGAGGTTGAGAATGTTCACGATATCATGAAAGCTGATGTTGGTGACAGAACTTGCCTTGTGATGAATCTTTACCATGAAAGTCGCAGTGACTCTGATATGGCAAACATTATGGTTCTCAATAGTGTGTTCAATCGTGTTAAATCTAAGAACTTTCCAAATACACCTTGTGAGGTAATTAAACAGAAATTTCAGTATTCGTGGTCATCGGATGGTCGTGATGATTTAATGAAAGATAAACATCAAATTAAGAGATTAACTAAACTTGTAGATAAGTACATTCTTAATAAAGAGTTGTTTCTTTCGTTGTCACAAGGGGTGGATCACTATCATCATGTGAACATCACTCCAGAGTGGAGCACTTCATCAAGGATGAAGAAGGTTACTACAATTGATAACCACACATTTTATAAGAGGAAATAGAGTTTTATGTTAGAGATTGAAGATGTAAAGATGATTGATTCTTTTGATTTGGATAAGCTAGTGGTTGCCACGTATGGTAGACCATATTGCTTTCAACAACAAGACGATTGTAAACCAAGAGGTATCCATCGAGTAAGTGTTCCTCCAAAATATGTACACGATTACCCAAACGATACCTTACCAGAGATTGTAAATCACCATAAAATGGTGGTTTCTTTTAAGGCTTGGTTGGAACGTAACCCTAACCAACCACTAAAGTCTGAATTGGATGAGAGAGATGATAAATTTGGTATTGAATTATGGTGGCAGCGAAACTTCTACCCTAGCTCCTCCATGATTTTACAGGATCTTCATAGCAAGGGATTAATCCCAGAAGGTAAATATATTATTAATATTGATTGGTAAGGAGAACTTTCTTGAACAACCCTAAAGATTATTGGTTCCATCCCACACCTCGTATCAATGGATTCATTTACATTAAAGATGGAGAAGGTCGATTTGTCACAATCAACCATAAATTGAAGAAATTTAAAACTGTAACCAAAGCTGCACAGTTTATTTATAAACTTGAATATGCGCGAAATGTTAAGCTTCGTGAAGAGAAGAAGTTACTTGAGAAAGGAGAGTAGTTTGTCAAAATATACACAAGAGCAAGTTGATAAAATCATTGAACTTCATTTACAGGGAGTTTCATCTCGTAAGATTTGTCGTGAATTAGGGATTTCTGAGAAGAAGAAATCTAGTGTAAATTATATCCTTTCTGATTGGCGGGAAGGTAAGGTGAAGTATAGTAAGAGTGATACAACTTTAAAAACTCTACATCCTAAAGTGCTTCTGATCGATCTGGAAACTGCCCCATGTACTTTATATGGGTGGTCTTTATGGAATCAGAACTTTGGACTTAATCAAATTGAGAGTGAATGGTATATTCTTAGCTACTCAGCGAAATGGCTTGGTTCCGACGATGTGATGTATAAAGACTTAAAAGGTAAGGTAAATACCGAAGATGATTCAGAGTTACTACATGACCTTTGGTGCCTTATGGATGAAGCAGAGGTGGTTGTCGGTCAAAACCATCGACGATTTGACATCAAGAAACTTAATGCTCGTCTGATTATGAATGGATACAAACCATACTCTCCTGTTAAAACAGAAGATACTCTTGATATTGCTAAACGTAAGTTTGGGTTCACGTCTAATAAGCTTGAATGGATGACTGATAAGCTTTGTGTTGAATTTAAGAAACAGACACATGGGAGTTTCGCTGGTTTTGAACTTTGGAAGCAATGTATGCTTGAGAATGAAGAAGCTTGGGAAGAAATGAGAGTTTATAACATCTATGATGTATTATCTTTAGAGGAATTGTGGTTAAAACTACGTGCTTGGGATGATCGTTCTGTAAACTATGCACTCTACTTGGATGATACACACACACGTTGCACATGTGGCTCTACACATCTTGTTGAAGATGGTTATGCTTATACATCACTGAGTAAATTCCAACAGTATCGTTGTCAAGATTGTGGGAGTTTTGTTCGGGGACGTGTTAATTTGTTTTCTAAAGATAAACGTGCAAGTTTACTTATGAATGTAACTAATCGGTGATTTAACATGAAAGAAACCAAAGCCTTAATTGAGCATCTTTTCACACAACAAGGATTACCTATTCCACAAAGTGAAGAAGATATTTATCAACCTAAACTTGTCCCACATCTTATGTGCATTTTAGCAGATTTGTGTGAAGCAAGTGGTGTTTATCAGAAAGAGGATAAGCCTCTAGAGTAAGTATGGTTGAATTATTAATACTCTACATCATAATCACAATTGTTATTGGAAAATTCTTGCATTATTTGACAACTAAACCATTGACAAAATGTGATTATGTGGTAATATTGACTGTAGCTAATGGAATAGCTATTTTAATAACAGGGTTGTTTTGGTTGAGTAAGATTATAATTTAGAAAGGAGAATGATAATGGCAAAGAATAAACAGCGTAAAAGTGTTAAAGAAATGTCGCTTGAAGCATTGCGTTCCGAATTGAAGAATGCATCTGGTTCACGAAAGTCTCAAATTGTGAATGAAATTAATCGTCGTGTGAAGTGAGGTGATTCTTGCTTAAATACGAAGAAGATTACCTAAAACTTTGTCATCGGGTGCTTGATGAAGGTGAATGGCTTTATAACGAACGCACAGGTAAAAAGTGTCTTACAGTAATTAATCACGATTTTGTTTACGATGTAGCTAAAGGTGAAGTCCCACTTCTTACTACAAAGCAATGTTTCACAGTGTCAGCTATTGCAGAAATCATTGGTTACCTTCGCAAATATACAAATGCACAAGACTTTGCGAATATTGGCTCTCCAACATGGTTCTCAAATGCCAACAAAAATACGAGCTGGAATAATAACCCACACCGTAAAGGAGAGAATGATTTAGGTTTAGTGTATGGAGCTGTTACAGGTGATACTCTTGAGAAGATATACAACAACCTAAGCAAAGGTATTGATGATCGCGGTGAAATCTATCAGATGTGGAAGCCAGAAATTTTTGAATATGGTTGTTTACGTCCATGTGCATTTGAACATATCTGGAGTCTTGTGAAGGGTAAACTAAGTTTAACTGTTACTCAACGCAGCGGAGATTTACCATTGGGCGTACCGTTTAATAGTCTAAGTTTTATGTTCCTACTAAAACTCATGGCTAAGATTACAGGTAATATCCCTGATAAGGTTTATCATAAAATTATCAATTGCCATATTTATGAAGACCAGATTGAACCTTTAAAAGAACAGTTGTCACGCACACCATTAGATATTCATCCAGAACTTAAGATTAATGGCTGGGTAGAACACCTAGAGGATGTTACCAAAAGTAATTGTCATGCAAGAGAATACTTTACTTTGACAGGATATGAACACTTAGGTAAGATTGTGTTTCCTTTTAGTGAGTAGGAGTTTCCATGATTAAAATGATTTTGGCAACAGATATCAATGGAGGGTTAGGTTATGAAAACTCATTACCTTGGCACATTCCAGAAGATTTAAAATACTTTAGAGATATCACACAAGGTAAAACTGTTGTCATGGGGCGTAAGACTTTTGAAAGTTTACCCTTTAAGAATGGGTTACCTAACAGATTAAACTGGATTATCTCTCATAATAAAAAGGCAGCAGGTATTGGGAATATTGTCACAGATGTGTCAGCATGGGAATCCCATTCGGAATACTTAAATCGTGTTAGAGGTAATATTTGGATTATTGGTGGAAAATCAATCTATGAACAACTCTTCCCATTTGTAGAGGAAGTTCATCACACTAAGATCAATGCTTCTTATGGATGTGATACTTTTATTGATACAAACCTTTGGGAAAATAATCCTGATTTTAAGGTTGTAGAAACTGTACCACTATGTGATAATGTCGGTGTTAATATTTGGAGGAAAGTATAGTTGAATAAAGATTTAATGTTTTCATCACAAAATCAACAATGGGGCACTCGATGGAAGACGTTTTATAGTATCCAAGAACAGTTAGGACGTAAATATAATCTCGACCCTTGCGCATTGCCTGAAACAGCAAAATGTAATATGTACATCACACCAGAAATGGACATGTTCTCTTACGAAACTTTAGAAGGTTTCCAAACAGCACTCGGTGAACCTATTCAAATGTTTGTTAACCCTGAGTATGGTCGTAATCAAAAGAAATTTATCGAGAAAGTTGTTGATTGGTGTGAATATGATGGTGTTATTGCGGATGTATTGATCCCATCTAGGACAGATACAGAACTATACCACGACATTATATTAAACAAAGCCACATCTATCCGATTCGTAAAAGGTCGTATTACTTTCGGTATGGATGAGTATTGGGAGTGGCTTTGGGAACAAGAGATTGTTTACGGTAAGAAGAACAGTCTGTATGGTAAACACGGTAAGCTTAATCCAGCACCTTTTCCCTCAATGATTGTAAGTTTTGGAGAGACTAAACCTTTTGAATATGGTTCTATTGTTCTACCAAAGGAGAAGTATAAGGAGAATAAATGTCAGATGTAAAACAACAATATTTTGCTAATCTAGAAAAGCAAATGATGAAGAATCTCCAAATTGGGATGTATAACTATCTTGGTTTAGATGAAGAAGCTATCTCAGAAATGGATGAACTTTTAAAAGAGCATGATTTTGTTAAAGAAGTATTTGCTAATTCATACAAAGTTACTTTTGAAGACAGTATGCTAGACCAATTGATGGAGGAATCTGTTAAATTCGAAACCCTCATGAAGAAGTGCTATGAAGATTGTAACATTACCCCAGAAATCTTGGAACAACGGGTTTCTGATGCGATGCAACGCTTCCTCGATGATTTTCATGAACCTATTTATAAAATCGTTGAATCCTCTGCAAACCGTCAAGGCTTTATTCAGGAGTAGTATATGCAATTAGCAGCAATTTCACTGGAAACACTTAATCAATGGATGGAACGGTATACTACTCTGAAAGGTGAAGAACTTACCCAAAAGCAAGCACTTTTTCTGATAGGGTTTGATATTACAAAGAAGATTGAAACTCGGATGCAATTGTTCCGTTGTCAAAAAACACCTAGTAAAGTTAAAGAAGGTTTGGTCATAAAGGGCTATCTTCGAAACAGAGTAAAATCTCTTGACGAAAAAGGTAAGATTGTTTATACTAATATTCCACATCCACTATCTAAACTTTATGAAGAATGTGCTGTTGTGACAGGTAATGCACATCTTACAAATTTGATTGATATTCTGGAAGTGGGTGATTATGACCCAAACAATCCTAAATCTAGAAAGGTGATTTAATGAAAGAAGAAATTAATACAGAAGATTTGACTCGCCTTGGATTGACAGATGTAGATTATACTAAGAAATCTGATGCAGAGTTATTTGGATATAAAAATATTGAATGGGAAGGTTATCTTGATTTTCAACGTTGGAAGAATGATGAAGAATATGATAACTTTTGCGAATCAGTACGAGATTAACAGGGGGTTATTGTGAAATGTGTTATTAACTTAGAAAACTACTTTAAAGATTATACCTCTAAAATACTTTGGAAGAAGACTTCCGCATTAGCACAAGTGATCCCGTATATTTTAAGTGACTATTTTCCAGAATTATCCGTGCTGCACTTAGACAAAAAGAATTTGGTGTGTCTTGAGGATTTTCAAGGTAATCGTTGGAAGGTTTGGTGTTCTAGGGATAATACTTTTGACATATCTCCATCATTAACTAAGGGTTTTGGACGTAGTAAAGATGGTACAGATATATTGAGTGATGCTAAGGAGAATTATTCTGGTTGTATTTTTATCAACTTGAAAGATGTTTATAGTGTTAAACTTTGGTTTAAAGATTGGAGATCCTTGGAAGTGTCTGAGAAAGGTAAGGTGTTTTTAGATGAGTAAAAAGAATTCTCTCGATCAATACTATACGCGCCCAGAGGTTGCTCAATATTGCTTATCACTACTAACAAATTATCTAGGTAAGACAGATTATACTTTCGTAGAACCCAGTGCAGGGTGTGGAGCGTTCTTGGATAATAGCCTGACATGGGAAGCTTACGATCTTGAACCTAAACACGAAAGCGTAGTAAAATCTGATTTTTTTGATATATATGATCTTGAGAACAAAATTGTAGTAGGAAATCCACCTTTTGGTTTTGCAAGTTCTTTAGCTCTAAAATTTATTAACCACTCGGAAAAATATGGGGCTACTGTTATTGCGTTTATCTTACCAAAAACTTTTAAGAAGGTATTGTTCCAAGAGAAAGTTTCCCATAATTTATCTGTTGCTTTAGAGGTGGATTTACCTGATAATAGCTTCATTCTTAATGGAGTGGTTTACAATGTCCCTTGTGTATTTCAAATATGGGTTCGTAAACCTAGAGAAGTTTTAAAGTTTAATAAATATCTTGAAAAAGGTAATCCAGAGGATTATGATTTCACAATTAGACGTGTTGGTGGAAGGGCAGGTAAAGTCATTAGTTTAGATGAGTTTACTGCATCAAGTAGTCTTTACGTGAAAGGAGATTTAAACCTTATAGAAAAATACCAAGATTTAATATGCAAAGAGGCTTCTTACACAGCAGGTGTTATGAGTATAACTCTAGATGAAATCAATTATATTATAACAAATAAGGAGAAAGTAAGTTGACAATCAATATCACAAAACGTGATGGTAGCCTAGAACCTATCAATCTAGAGAAAATCCATAAAATGATCACTGGTTGTGCAGAAGGTCTGGATGTTTCAGTATCCCAAGTGGAACTTAAATCTCAAATTCAGTTCTATGATGGTATTAAGAGTGAAGATATTCAAAAGGTCATTATTAAGACAGCAGCAGATTTGATTTCAGTGCAAAACCCAGATTATCAATATCTCGCCGCAAGACTAGCAATCTCTGATATTCGTAAACGTGTATACGGTCAATTTGAACCTTGTAGTTTATACGATCTAGTTACTAAAAATATTCAACTAGGTGTTTATGATGAACATATTCTTAAAGATTATACCAAAGAAGATATTGATGAGTTGGACGCTTGTATCCAACATGATCGAGATAAGAACTTAGCTTATGCTGCGGTAAAGCAGATGGAGGGTAAGTATCTGGTACAAAATCGTGTCACAGGACAGTTGTACGAATCACCTCAGATATTATATATGTTAGTAGGTATGTGCTTATTTTCTAAAGAGTCTGATAACCAGGTACGGATGCAAAAGGTCAGAAAGTGGTATGATGCTACATCTACTTTTTCAATCTCACTACCCACCCCAATCATGGGGGGTGTACGTACACCAACAAGACAGTTTTCATCTTGTACTTTGATTGAGAGTGGGGATAGTTTAGATTCAATTAATGCAACGTCAGCAGCAATTGTAAAATATGTATCTCAACGGGCTGGTATTGGTATTAATGCTGGAGCTATCCGAGCAGAAGGATCTTCTATTCGTAATGGTTCTGCCGTACACACAGGTTGTATCCCGTTTTATAAGCATTTTCAGTCAGCAGTAAAAAGTTGTTCACAAGGTTATTAATAGCCGTGTGGTGTGGAAACATACCATATTATGAGTTCCTAAATTGCTGGGAAGCCATAAAGCTTAAGTGCTACAACATGACCTGTAAAGGTGAGTGTGAATGCTTAAAAAACTTAAGATATTACAATTGGTAATCAGCAGCTAAGACCCTATAATCTTCTTTAAAAATAGGAGGTTATATTGGAGAATTGGAAAACTATACCTTTTGAGGAAAATTACGAAGTCTCTGATTTAGGGAATATTCGGAATAGAACTACTAAGGTATTAAAAAGCTTAAGGTATGATAGGTCAGGTTACCTTAGAGTAACACTATACCCGTCGGGGAAAACTTATTCTATTCATAGGTTAGTCGGTAGAGTGTGGTTGTCAGACACTTTCGAAGAATCCCTACAAATAGACCATTTGAATGCAGTAAGAGATGACAATCGTGTATGTAATCTTGAGTGGGTGACACAAAAAGAAAATGCAAGAAGGATTAAAAACAGACACGATGTATCTGGAGAGAATAATCCAATGTCAACAATAACGGAAGATGTAGCTTTTATGGTAAAATATAGTTTTGATAAAACTATAAAGGAAATTGCCAAAGAGTTTATTGTGTCACGGGGTCTAGTTGAACACATCCGTAGAAGAGAGTGTTGGAAACACGTAGTTGACTCTGAAAAGGAATCAAAATTTCTTTCAGGAGAGTTGGATTACCCAAGAGAAAAGACCGCAAATCTTCGTAAGTCTGTTAGAGAAGCTTTGATATTAGATATTATCGAAGGTAGACTCTCTAACAAGGAGTTACAGAAGAAGTATGGTATATCTAGGTCATCAGTATGTAGAACAAAGAAGTTATACTTAAGTAAAGTTTGAAGATTATAGGGTAAAGTTCAACGACTATCCCAAAGGGGAGTAGGGGTAAGCACTCCGAAACAGGAACCTCCGTAGTAAAATTACCGGAGAAGATATAGTCTAGTCTGCATGGAGACATGTAGCAGTTCATAAGAGAACGGGATGATACTAGCGCAATCATTCGAATATAACGGCATTAAGAGGTGGGTCTGCGACCCTATTTTATCCAATGTGGCACCTAGAGTTTGAAAGTTTAGTTGTACTCAAAAACAATCGTGGTGTTGATGAAAACCGTGTACGTCATATGGATTATGGTGTACAAATTAATAAGCTTATGTACCAACGCTTGGTAGAGGGAGGGGAAATCACATTTTTCTCACCATCTGATGTAGAAGGTTTGTACGATGCTTTCTTCCAAGATCAAGCCTTGTTTGAAAAATTGTATATTGAAGCGGAAAGTAACCCTAGTATCCGTAAGAAAAAAGTAAAAGCTGTAGAAGCATTCTCTTGGTTAATGAATGAACGAGCCTCTACAGGACGAATTTATATCCAGAATGTAGACCATTGTAATATTAATAGTCCATTTGATGAGAACGTAAGTCCTTGTAAACAAAGCAATTTATGTTTAGAAATCATACTACCTACAAAACCTTTAATGAATGTTAATGATGAAGATGGTGAAGTTGCACTTTGTACACTTGCGGCTTTCAATCTTGGTAAGATTGAATCTTTAGATGATTTCGAGGAACTTGCTGAACTTATTGTGGAAGCATTAGATAATCTTCTTGATTACCAAAGTTATCCACTTCCAGCGGCTTATCGGTCAACCATGGATAGACGTACGTTAGGTGTTGGTGTGATTGATTTTGCTCATTATCTGGCTAAGAATGGGGTTAAGTATTCGGATGGTAGTGCTAACAATCTTGTGCACCGTACGTTTGAAGCTATGCAATATTACCTGATTAAAGCCTCTGTTAAACTGGCAAAAGAGAAAGGCAAATGTCCTAAGTTTGATGAAACAAAATGGGCAAAAGGTATCATGCCTATTGACAGACACAAAGCTGCTGTAGATACTTTACATAATGAGACTCTACATTATGACTGGGATAATCTTCGTAAAGATGTTGTTAAATATGGAATGCGTAACTCAACGCTTTCAGCTTTGATGCCTGCAGAAACATCTGCCCAGATTTCTAACTCAACTAACGGTATTGAACCACCTCGTGGTTATGTATCTGTTAAAGCTTCTAAGGATGGAATCCTTAAACAAGTTGTGCCTGAGTTTGAAAAACTAAAAGATAATTATGAGTTGCTGTGGGAAATCCCATCAAACAAAGGTTATCTTGAGCTAGTAAGTATTATGCAAAAGTTTGTATGTCAATCCATTTCGGCCAACACCAACTACGACCCAAGTCGTTATGAAAGTGGTAAAGTACCAATGAAACAATTACTGCAAGATTTGTTGACAGCATATAAACTTGGTGTTAAAACTCTCTATTATCATAACACTCGTGATGGTGCTTCTGATACACAAGATGAAGTTATTATCCAAGAAGATGATTCATGTGATAGTGGTGCTTGTAAGATTTAAATATTGTGAGGGTTGGAATACACCCTCTTTTAAAAGGAGAATAAATGACATACTCAGTTTTTAATCAGAATAAAAATGACCAACTTAAAGAACCTATGTTCTTCGGACAATCTGTTAATGTATCTCGTTATGATCAACAAAAACACACTATTTTTGAAAAACTTATTGAAAAGCAGTTGTCCTTCTTTTGGAGACCAGAGGAGATTGATGTATCTAAAGACCGTATCGACTACCAAAAACTGCCTGAACATGAACGACACATCTTTACATCTAATTTGAAGTATCAGACATTGCTAGACTCTATTCAAGGCCGTAGTCCTAATGTAGCTCTACTGCCGATTGTATCTCTACCTGAACTAGAGACTTGGATTGAAACATGGTCATTCTCGGAAACAATTCACTCACGTTCGTATACACATATTATTCGTAATATTGTAACAGACCCTTCTGTCATCTTTGATGATATAGTGACTAACGAGGAGATTATTAAACGAGCATCTAGTGTAAGTAAGTATTATGATGAACTAATTGAACTGTCCCAATTGTGGCAGCGAGGGGAGTTTTATGATCTGAATGATATTAAAAAGAAACTATACCTGTGCTTGATGTCTATTAATATTCTTGAAGCGATTCGCTTCTATGTAAGCTTCGCTTGCTCGTTTGCTTTCGCAGAACGTGAGTTGATGGAAGGTAATGCGAAAATTATCAAGCTAATTGCTCGTGATGAAGCACTCCACCTTGCCGGAACTCAACAAATGATTAATATTCTACGAAATGGTCAGGATGATCTATCTTTCATGCAGATTGGTTTTGAACTAGAACAAGAATGTTATAACATGTTTGTTGAAGCGGCTGAACAAGAGAAAGAATGGGCAGAATATCTGTTCAAAGACGGTTCAATGATCGGTTTGAATAAAGATATCCTGTGCCAGTACGTGGAGTACATCACTAACATCCGTATGAAAGCTGTAGGATTAAAACCAGCCTTTGATGGTGTAACAAAGAATCCAATTCCATGGATTAATTCTTGGCTGACCTCGGACAACGTGCAAGTTGCACCACAGGAAACTGAAATCAACTCTTACTTGGTGGGGCAAATTGATAGTGTAGTACATGAAGAAGACTTTAAAGATTTTGAACTATAACTCTTGACACCAACCATACCTTAACCTATGATGAAAAGGAATTCATCGTTCAACCAAAGGAGATTTTATGAAAAAGTATGTTACTTTCAATAAATATAACGATATTCTTGATGTATGGGCTGGAGTTCTTGAACACGATAAAGATTATCTATTAATTGGATATATTAATAAAAATAGTCAAGAACTTTCTTTAACCACTTATACTGTTCGTGTTGGTAATAAGGATGTTGATATCAATTCATCTTTCTTCTACCCAGAACCCTCTCGTGAAGAGTTACTTCCACCAAAAGCATATGTTGAGGAAGAAGAATCCAGTTTTGACAATCTGGTGCGTTCGGATTATGTAATCCAAGAAGGTGATTACTTTGTTCTTAACAAGCTATCAGAAGAACAGAAAAAGTTTTTGTCGAAAGAGTTGCCTGTTTACGGTGAAGGATTCTTTTCTGCACATTATAATCATTGTTATTATGACTATGAACAAGAATTTGTAGCTTGTAGTGGATTTGGTATCGAAGGTAAAGAACTTTCATTCAACCTACTATTTGTAGAAAAATCCTCATGAAACTTCGTTTCAACAAAGGAGACACTCTTGTAGCAACAAACCTTTCTACACAAGAGCAAGTATCTTTTATCTGCCCAGCAGATGGAATGTGCAAGCAAATGTTAACAAGGTATGTTGTTATGAGATTGAATTTACCGAAAGGTGATTATTTGTTTACTAAGCAATGAGAGGTAGTAAATGGCTAAATTTGAGCCAAAGTATTTTTCTAAAACTTTAGAAGGCTTTGCTAAAGAAGTTCTTCCACCAAAAGTATTTGCTAAGGATGGGATTCAAGGTCTACGACGATTCGACCAACGCATCCTGGAGTTCCTAGATGAGTTTCGACATGATTGTGATGTACCTCTTACAGTTAATACCCCTTGGAATGGTACATTTACACAAAGCGGTTTGCGTGATGATGAATTCTATGGAAGTTATGAAAAACACTTCTGGTCATTATCAGACCATTCTCGTGGAGCTGCTGTAGATGTGAAATGTGATAAAGGTGGTGTATGGTTACGTAAGAAGTTTATTGAGAGGGAACAATACTACTACGATAAATATAGTGTTTGTTTCGTAGAGACTGGACCACTTAAAAACGGAAGCCAAATGTCTTGGGCACACTTTTCAATCAGAACTGACCTATTTGGAGAGGTAAAATACTGGTCACCAAAACTAGGTTACATTTCAAAAGAAAAAGTTCTTAAAGATAATCTATAACACCAAGGGAGGTGTGTACATGGCTAAACAAAATCGTCGTGCAGTTCAAGATCGTCGTGATGCTAAGAAAGAAGGACGTACCCGACAAGAAGTTCAACCACAGAAGTTTCAGGAAGAACGTAAAGCAAGTGTAATTCCTTTGACGGCTAAGAATGAGAACCAGAAAAAAGCTTTACAACTTATGGCGACTAAACAGTGTACCGTACTATTAGGAAGTGCAGGCTCAGGCAAAAGTGAATTGATGGGGTGGCACGCATCTAAGCGTTGGTTGGAAGGTGATGTAGAGAATATTATGATTACTCGCCCAAACAAAGTCCTTGGTAATGAGGCTGGTCATATCCCCGGTAATGATTTTATGAAGATGCTTCCTTTCTGTATGAGTGTTCTCTTGAAACTTAAAAAATATCTTGGTGCGGGTATTCTGAAGAATAATCTTCGCACAGAAGATGTGGATGTCCTTTTCAATGAACAAGCTGGAATTCAAATTGTAAGCCTAGAGAAATTACAAGGTATCAGTGTCTCACCAACATCAATCCTAATTGCTGAGGAGATTCAGAATGCCACTGTTGCACAAGTAAAGTCCCTGCTTACCCGCATGGAAGAAGGTGCACAAATTATTATTACTGGTGATGTTACACAGTCCGCATTAACTGGGGAGAATGGCCTAAGTTACCTATTGCGTAAGATTAAGACTCACCCACATGACGAGGTAGGTTTCGTAGAATTTACACCCGATGATTGTTGTCGTCTAGGAGTCTCTGCACACTTCACCAAAGTATTTGAACAAGATGGTCAGTGGTAATCAAATAACCTCTTGACAACACTTCCAGATGCTATATACTCAAAACTGAATCAACCAAAGAGGAGTAATATTATGGCATCTGGTCTTGTTAAAACTTGGAAAATTAAGAATCTACTTGATAACAATTATCCACACCCTGATGATTTGGAACCTAAACTTAATCAGAAAGTAGCTGAATTTGCAAAGCAATATGAGAATAACCTTCTCAAAGAGAATGACTCTTTTGTAACACGAATCTTTCATAAACGTGAATTAACCTTTTCAGAATCAGAAGCTATTTCTTGCACAAGTGCGAAAGATGTAATGAACTTACCAGATTGGGTGGATTTTCCTTGCAAGAAACAAATTGTTGATGTTTTCAAAGATATTCAAGATTTGCGAAAGATTCTAAACATCAAAGCAGTAGGTTCACGTTCTGAAGATTTTCATGTTATGGCAGAATTGTGGGAACTTCTTGCAATTGACAGAGTTTTAGATAACAAAGAGTATTATATGGAAATGGATTTTGTTATTGATGAAATTGAGTATGAATAAATAGAGGAGATGTTTATGACTTGTATTGTAGGTGTAATTAAAGAAGGTCATGTTTGGATGGCAGGTGACTTGATGGGGTCGAATGGATTTACTCATAAGGTATACCCTGATACTAAAGTGTTCCAAAACGGTGAATTCATTTTTGGATATTGTGGATCTTTCCGTGTAGGTCAAATTCTCCAATATAACTGGGAGCAACCACCACGTATGGAAGGTATGACTGATCGAGAGTACCTTCAACTGGATGTCATTGAAAGTTTCCGAACAACACTAGCTAACTATGGGGTTGGGGAATTCCGAGAAGGTGAGCACCAAGGTGGTAACTTCTTAATTGGTTATCGTGGAGGTCTATATGAAATGCAACCTAATTTCAGTATTTTGAAGAATGAAGATTTTGCTTCAATTGGTAGTGGCTCTTACCATGCAGACGCAGCACTTAAAGTTCTTACTGAAGATAATGATTTTGACCCTGCTTATGTTCTTCAGAAGGCTATCCAAACAGCTAGTTACTTTACAAACAGTGTTAGTGAAGAATGTACTATTGTAACTACTGATGTTGAAGCTATCGAACGTATGGAAGAAGATGAGAAAAATCTTGAACAAGAACTTGAAGCTATGTTCGCAGAATCTCTCCCCAAAGACAAATTGGAAACTCTAGATAAATCTACCTTGATTCGTCTAATTACAGGTGAAATGGAAGATGAAGAATTTGATTCAATCTTTGGTGACTATAATGAACTACCTGTAGATTTGGAAGTTATCAAAACCACACAAGACATGTCTATGTTGAAATCTCTTGCTGATACTTTATCAGTTAAATATTCACATAATATCGGAATTGAAAAACTTCGCTCTCGTATCCTAGATACACTTGACACTGTAGAAGATTAATGCACAATAGCTCTATCTGTAAAAAGATAGGGCTTTTATTTTAATAGGAGAACACAATGCTTAATACAACAACACTTTGTCACCTATATTGTGACTTCTGTAAACAAGGTACTTTGCCAACAAAAGGTTCAGCTCAAGGATTTATTAATCTTGTAACAAATAGTTTCTTTTTGCCAGTATTCCTTGCTTTTATTGTCAAGGAGAATTATTCTGTTCAGCAGTTTGAAGATTGGGAGAATGAAACTTTTATGGACGGAAGTCCTGATACTTTCTTTGAAGATGTTGAACATGCTTTTAAAATGATGGATAATTGAATGAAACAATCTAAGCTTATTGGCAAAACTATCGAAGATTTCATCCATGACGTTATATTTGAGTATATCACAGAGATTAACTTCAGAGATGGTGAACAGCTTGAATATATGCTGTCTGACTTTGAAGAAAGAGTACGTTCCAATGCTATTTACGAACTCGAGGAGAAGTGTACAATACTTGAGGATGACTTACAATCTGCAGAAAGTCGTATTGATTATTTAGAAGATTTATTACAGGAGAATGAAATTGAGTATGAATAAAGGAGATAACTTTGCCTAAGAATCCTATTAAAAAGAAGTCAAAAGATGATAAATTTTACACTAAACCTGCTGTTGCTAAAGAATGTATAGATTTCCTAAAGTGTTTTATTAAAGATGACATCCTTTGGGTAGAACCGTCTGCTGGCAATGGTAGTTTCTCTTTACAAGTAGATTGTATAGCTTATGATATAAAGCCTGAGAGTGAAAACATTATACAACAAGATTGGTTGTCATATAAACATACTTCTTCAGGTGAATGGGTAATGTTTGGTAATCCACCCTTTGGTAGTAGGAACATGTTGACTAAAAAGTTCATCTTAAAAGGTATTGAGCAGGGGTGTACCTATATTGGTTTTGTACTCCCTTCTGTATTTGAGAAATATACCAGTCAGAAAGTATTCCCTGATAATTGGAAACTGTTAGGGGAAATGATACTCCCTGTTAATAGCTTCTTACTTGATGGGGAAGATTATCATGTACCTTGTGTTTTTCAAGTTTGGTCATGTTCGGAAGATTTCACACAAAACTATCGTAAGGTTAAAGGTAAAGAGTTTACAGACAAGTTCTCTTTTGTGAAGAAACATGAATGTCCAGACTTATTTATGTTTGGTGCAGCCCCAACAAAACTGATATCACCAGATGAAGTTTGTAAAAATAATAGAGGATATTACTTGACAACGCAATCACCACTTGATACATTCATATCACAAGTTAAAGCTATTAACTGGAAACAATATGGTAAATCTTCTGTCAATGGTGGCGTAAGTTGGTTTACTAAATCAGAAATTATTGAAATTTGGGAGAAACATTATGGAAGCGAATAACATTTCACGTAAAATTGCTAAAGAGGTTGCTGTTAAAATGGGTTGGGTGCAAGAGGGTAATAGTAATTTCTTCCGCAACACTCAAGGTAAATTAATCAATATCACAGTATCAACATCCGGCACTGTAGAATCACGACAATTCCGTAAAGATTGTGATTATCTTGTGAGCTATGATACAAAAACTAAGAAAGTTTCAATCTACCGCAATCAAGACCTTAAACTTTCAAGCGTTACTCGGATTGGGGCTGATGGTGTTGTGTACTACCAAGCACGACCAAAGTTTTAAGTAGAAGGATTATTTTATGAAAATTAAAGAAACACTTTATGGTGAACCTAAGAATGGTTCCGCAAAGCAATGGTCTGTGTTTGTTGAAGATGATAAGGTTATTGTTGAATGGGGTCGTGTAGGTGGTAAACTTCAAACTAAAGAAACTATCTGTACACCAAAGAATGTTGGCAAAGCTAATGAGACATCACCACATGAACAAGCTATGTTAGAAGCACTTGCTAAATGGCAGAAGCAACATGATAATAAACTGTACCGCACTTCAATCAAAGAAGCAGAGTCAGTTGGTAAACTTCTTCCAATGTTAGCAATTGATGGTAGCAAGAAGCCTGAAAAGATTAAGTTCCCATGTGACATTCAACCAAAATTGGATGGGTGTTTTAAATATGATACACGTATCTGGACTGATAAGGGTTACCTGAAAATAGGATATATTGTTGAAAATAGGTTACCAGTAAAAGTATACTCTAAGAATTTAAAAACTGGAAAGTTAGAGTTGAAAAAGGTGGTGAATTATTTTAATAATGGACTTAGTGATAGTGGAGATTTTTATAAAGTATTAACCGACGAGAACCAAATTATTGCAACAGGAAATCATAAAATATACACTGATAAAGGGTGGGTCTGTGTTGATAAACTAGAAGAAACTGATTGTAAGGTTTTATCTAGTAATAATCTGAAAGATTTTCAAGCTTTTATTCTCGGATCTTTATTAGGGGATAGTTGTGCAAGTTTTGAGAAGAGGTGGGGTAATTCTTATAGAATTATTTTTTCTGTATGTGATTCTGATGAGAGTTATGGTGATAGGAAGAGTGAATATTACAGTAAGATTTGTTCTGTAAACAAGTCAAGTTATACCTCTGGTTATGGGTCTAATTGTAAGAGATACACCATTGGGAAATGTACTTCATTACCATTTGACATATCCGTATTGTATGAGACCAATAAAAACTCAGATAATTATGGTAAAAGATTGGAACACCTTGATGTAAAGGAACTTAAAGATTATTTCTCAGATATTTCTCTAGCAGTGTGGTATTTTGATGATGGAACGTACCATGAAAATAATAGTAATCCTTTAACTCCAAGACTCAGTTTATCGGTTGCAAGATATTCAGATCAAACAATAAAAGGTTTTGTAAAACTTTTTAAAGATTTATATAATGTTAAACCTACAGTAGTGACTACAGAAAAAGATAAAACCTTATGGTTTGATACCCCATCTTCTTGTTACTTATTATTTCGTATAGCATCTGTTGCAAGCGGTTTTTGTGATAGGAAATTAAAGACTTTTGCAAATGAAAAAGTGGAAATAGGTGACGTTTCTATGGAGGTTTTTAAAAAACCAATAGTTCGTAATCTACCTAATGTTAAGTACAGTAAGTATGATATAGAAGTAGAAGATAACCATAACTACTTTGCCGAGAATATCTTAGTACATAATTGCCGTGCCATGGTATTCTTGGATGAAGATAACCAAGTGAAAGCAATCTCTCGACAAGGTAAAATTTATGAACTACATAAACAATTGGAAGATGAGCTACATTATCTGTTAACCACCAATAATTATGAACGTTTAGATGGTGAACTCTATTATCATGGTATGAAACTTCAGAATATTGTATCTGCTGTGCGTAATAAAGAAAACCCTAATCACAGTATTATGCAATTCCATATCTTTGATATCCCTTCAGATGAAGTATGGTCTAAACGAAAACAGACTATGTTGATGAAGGATGGTGAGTTTGTTAAATGGGTTCCTTACACACAATGCGACACTGAATCACAACTTCAAAAATCAGTATCTGAATTTATGGCAGAAGGTTATGAAGGTACAATTGTCCGTAATCTTAAAGGTAAGTATGAGTACAACCATCGAAGCAATGACCTTATTAAAGTTAAAGTTATGCAAGATTCAGAAGCAAAAGTAATTGCTTGCCGTGAAGATAGGAATGGTGAAGGGGTGTTGACTTGCTATTGGAATGGTATAGAATTTGATGTGAAGATGAAAGGTTCTCACGAAGAACGTTTATATTCAGAACAATGTACACTTATTGGTCAATGGATCAACTTCTCATATCAAGCACTGACTGAGGATGGTAAACCTCAATTTCCATCAGGTAACTATATCCGAGAATGTGACTCAAACGGTCAACCACTAGAATAATATTGAATTAAGAGGTATCAATGTCAGAATTAATGAACAACTATCTAGAAACACTTTACCAAGAAGATAACCTTCTCGAAGTACATTTCTCTGCAGAAGAGTTTGATTATCTTTGTGTTCCACAAGAAGAAATTTATGCTTAAAACTTGTTGACTTTTACTAAGGTGGCTTTATAATGAAGTCATCTTGTTGAGAGAAATATGTTGAATATGAATAGGAGAATTTTATGGCAATCCCAGTAACACCTGAATATGAAGTGAATGTAGGTAAGAGTAAAGAAAGTCAAGATTTCGGTTTTCATTTCTCTGCTAAACTTGCACGTACCTTGGCAGAAACTATGTATGATTACAAAGTAGAAGCTGTTGTTCGTGAGTATTCTACCAATATTACAGATAGTCATACAGATGCGGGTTTTCCTGAGAAAGCTGGTTTTGTGCATGTACCTACAAAATTAAACCCTGTCATCAAGTTCCAAGATTTTGGTATTGGTATGACAAAAGAAACTATTTTTAAAATCTATACTGTTTTTGGTAAGTCTACAAAAGAACATGACAATACCACGAACGGGTCTTTAGGTTACGGGAGCAAAAGTGCTTTCTCTGTATCTGAACAATTTACAGTTACTTCTGTTAAAGATAACATTAAAACTGTAGTTGTATGTTATAAAGACCGTAAAGGGCTACCAAAAGCAGATGTAAAACTTGAAACAAAGACAACCGAAGTCAATGGTACTGTGGTAGAAATTCCCGTTAAATTGTCACAAGTACCTCAATGGCAAGAAGCTTGTGCTCGTGTACTAGGTGCTTTCCGTGTCCCACACAATGTTAATACTTTTGGTAATTACCAAGATGAATATGAAGCAATCTTGAATTTGTGTGAACAGGTTCGTGAAGAAGGTAGTGTATTTGTGCAATCACCATCTTATGAGTTGTGCAACCACCGTTCACGTACACTTGCGCTTATGGGGGATGTTCTTTACCATCTACCAGATTTTGAAAGTTTGGTGGGTAAGACTAAGATTAAAAACTTAGTTGGAAGTTTTGTTGAAAATGGTATGTATGTCACAAACTTTCATATTGGCGACTTAGACCATGCACCTTCTCGTGAAGCTATTAGTTATGACCCACAGACTTTTAACAAGGTTCGTCGTCGTGTTAATGGTGACATTAAGAAAGAGTTCCGTAAGTTTACTAAGGACGTTAATTTTGATTTGAGCTTCTATAAATTCTATAAACAGTATCATCGTACTAAAGCATGGATTCTTATGGAAAACTTAGAACTTCCTATTACACGTGGACATAAGCTCAGATCGATAGATCCTTCTTCCAAGGGTGGTTGGTGCTACAAACAAATTATGTTCCTACTCAGCGAAGAAAAGTATGGTAAGATTCGTGGCATTATTCCATCTACAGTAAACACATTGATGTTTGCTCATAGTGTTGAGTCAATGTACCAAGACCGACTGGTAAAGATTCATAAGCCCATTGTTATCTACTCAGAAAAAGATAAAGGTTTCTACAAAATTAAAGATACACTTGAGAATGTGAATAAACATTTCGAAGGGCGTCATGTTCTTTCTGCTGAAAGTA